TGTTAATAAATTAAAATTTCACTGATTTTGATTTATGTTAATAAATTAAAATTTCACTGATTTTGATTTATGTTAATAAATTAAAATTTCACTGATTTTGATTTATGTTAATAAATTAAAATTTCACTGATTTTGAAAACACAACCTGTTTTTAAAATTTCATAACATTCCCACATTCGAGACAAGTTACAAAAGTGGTAACAGGTTCATCACCCGATCTTGTTTGTCTTTGTTCAACCCTAGATTTTCTTGCTTTACATTTAGGACATTTAAATAGATTAGAAGATGCTTGATTCTCTTTCTTTGCCTTTTCAATTGCTTTCTTTTTAAGAATTTCTTCATATTTTTCAGGGAATAATTCTTCAGGTTTAGCAAAAGCAATTTTAGTAGCATCAATTTTATTAGATTTAATTCTTTTCAATAGATTAGGATTAAATTTAGTATCAAGGTTCTGAATAATTTCATTAACTTTATCTTGATAAATATTATCGGACATAAATTCAGGAATCATATTAGTTTCAATATATTCTAAAGACCATTGATAGATACTTTCTTCAACTTGTTGAGCAATTTTTTTATCATCTACAATTTTTTCAAGGTTCTTAAGAGAGTCTTTACGGTTAATTGACATTAATATAACATATAATAATATTTTAAAATAAAGAAATCAATTTTTTAGAAAGCAAACATTTTATCCATATCAAATATCTCCCAAGCACCATCTAAAAGCCATTTCTTAAGTGGAATAGGATAACCTTCATTTGAAATATATTTGTTTTCTAGAATAATAGAAATCAATTTATCTTTCTTTGGATTAAGAATTGTTGTTAATTCTTGTAAGAGTTGATTTTCTGATGTAATATACTTTGGATTAGAAATAGAATATTCAGGAGTTACAAAGATATGTGAATCTTTATAATGGTCTGAATTAAGTGTTCTAGGTTGGAATAAAGATGATGAAAGAACTAATTCTTTACTAAAGTTAATTAAACTGTCTTTATTCTTACTATCAATCATATAGAGATTCTTCCAAAAATCAATCTTCTCAGAATATTTCATAATTTGAGATAGTTCATTATCATTAAGAATACACCCAAAACCTCTCATACGATATTTATTTAAAATTTCACCCGGGTCTTTTGAACCAAACATAATACGATAATCAGGAGAAAGTTTAGTTTGTAATGCCATAATTGCACTTATGGTATAATATACATTCTTTCCATTATAATATCCTCTTACTTGACCTAAATGGAACTTGTTAATAGTTGACCAAGGGTCTTCAAAAGGAATACTAAAGCATTCAAAATGATGATTTAAGGTAGGATGAGATAGATTATATTTGAATGATTCACGAGCATCATAAAATGGTTCACCGTCATAATCTTTTTCTTCATCTGGAATTTCCATATCCTCAACCTTCATCTTCTTCTTATCAATCTGTTCATAATGGTCTAACATAATTAAATCTAATGTAATTGGTTCAAAGAAGTGAGGATATTTAGTTTTTAGTTCTTCTTTCTCTTTCTTAGTATATTCTTCTTGAATTCTATAAAGATGGAATTTAATCTTTTCTTGATAAAATGGTAAGAATAATTTCTTTGTTTCATCTTCATCTAAAGTAGTAAAAATTTCTTGAATAGTCTTTTCTACTCCTTTCTCTTTCCAATAAGGTAACAGTTTCTTAGTAACAAAAGCATAATTAAATCTAAGATATCCTTTACGAACATTCTTCATATTCAAATTAAATTTATTTGAACCTTCATATAAATTCATTCCCTCTTCAACTTGTTGTTTAAATTGTAATACTCTTTCATAGAACTTAAATGGATCGTTGATAGTAAAGAGAACATCTACATCAGATTCGGAATAAAATTCACTGAAATATCTATGATATAAATAATCAAAGTTATCTACACCTGAAGGAATAACCCCAGTAAAGTTATTAACAAGAGGATGTTTCTTTAATCCACAAGCAGGAATTAATGAACCTGTAAGATGAATATTTTCAAAATCTACACAAGAGAAAATATTTTTAACAGAATTACCTGTCATAAAAATATTAAGTCTTTGTTGGAATTCTTCGAAATTAGAAAGTAAATATTCATCTGAACCTAAATTTTTAGATGGAGAAAGACAAGAGATTCCATAAAAGTTTTTAGGAGTATACATTTTATTATGAACTAATTGTCCAGCAGAAATAGCAGGATGAGAGTTTTGTTCAGATTGTAAATATGGGAAGTTTGGTAGTTTAGAAGCAACATTAATTGGAATAATACTAGAATCTTCTTGTTTTAAATATGTCTTTTTAATATTTTCTTGAAGATAAAGTGAAAGATATGTATAGAAAAATAGATATCTATAAAGAGGAAGTGATTTATTAATCATAGGTTCCATAATATTCCAAATTTCTTCATTTTTCATAATCAAATGACAGTATTCAGGAGATACTAGAATACTATTAAATAGATTAAATCTTTCCTTATTTTTCAGAGATAACATAAATTCATTAAATTGTTCTGGAGAAAATGTTGTATTAATTTTAGGTAAATTATGTAATTTGAAATCAATTGTTCCAAATTTAGAATCTAAATTACCATAAGTTTTAAAGAAGATTGAAAGATAATTATCATCTTTTAAATTATACTTTTTCAATTCTTCTACTGTTTTAAATTTACTAGAATTTGAACGAAACATCTTCCATTGGAAATTTCTCATTTGGAACCTATTACTAGCATTAATTTTACAATTATTATCCTTAGACCAATAGGTTACAGGTGTATATTCTAACTGATTCTTAATCTCAGAATAATTAGGCGAAATTTTAAGAAATTCTGCTAATTTAAAATTAAGAATTAGTTCTTCTAACCAATCTTTATTTTTAAATAATTCTAAAAATGAAATCATTTGGTCGTATGGAAAAATAAACATTGGTAATACTAATACCTTCTCTGGTAAAGATTCATAATTAATTGAACCTAAATGACACTTTTCTAAATATTTCTTATTTACTGATTTCCCCCATTCAAATAAAATTGGAATTCTCATTAATTTAATCTTCTTAGGTAATACAATCAAAGAATTCTGTAATTTTAAAAGTTTATCATCATCAACAACAGATTCAATTAATTCTGAATCAAGTTGTTCTAGAGGTAAAAGTAAATAGACAGTATCATAATATTTATATAAATTTTGAATTGAAATTTCTTCATCTGGATTTACATCTAAATCTGGTTTTAAAATAGAACCCTGTGTAAAGGGATTCATAAAAACCTTTTTAGTTGAAATAACATTATCTACTTCATTAAGCATAAAATAATCATATTAAAATAAGAAGTATTATTGTCAATTTTTTCAACTCGTGCTTTGCACTCGTATCAAAACTTCGTTTTGATGCTCCCTCTATGTCGCATTTTAGACAAAGTCTAAAATATTCGAACTAAAGTTCTCAGAGTTTTAGTTATCACTAAAACTCATAATCTTATAAATGATAAATGATAAATAATAAATAATAAATGATAAATGATAAATGATAAATGAAATTTATGATTTTAGTGAGTTTTAGTGATAACTAAAACTCTGAGAACTTTAGTTCGAATATTTTAGACTTTGTCTAAAATGCGACATAGAGGGAGCATCAAAACGAAGTTTTGATACGAGTGCAAAGCACGAGTTGATTCAAATAGAGTTAGAAATTTTACCATCATTTTCTTGTATATAATCCATTTTAATCATATAATCGATAATATCATATAATTCATTTTTAGAGACAGTAAATTTTTCATTAATTAAATCATAAATATTATCTCTGGTGTAATCTTCAATTTTAACATAATGTTTAATTATTGCTGGAAGTTTTTCTTTAATAGTTAAAACATATTTATGTTCAATCTCTCTTTCTTCTAATTTTGTAGTAATAAAGAATTTATCAGCAAGATTGATTTCACCGGTAAAAGGTAAAGTTTTCATCAAATGAATCATATTATTCTCAATAAAAACTAAATTTTCTTTTTCTAAAGTATCAATTAGATGATCAAAATTTTCTTGTGATAAGTTCTTAAGAAGTCCATCCCTAATATCTTTAATTTGATAAGTATTATCTTCTAAATATTTTAGTAACATTGCTTGAGCAGGAAGACAATTTAAGATAAGAACTTTATCATCAATTTGATAAGATAATTTAATGTTACCTTTTAGGAGATAAAGATTAAGTTGTGAATTTTCTTTAGAAACTTTATCATTAAGTTCAGTAATTTTATCTAGGAAAGGATAATCTGGTGTAATATCATTATTATTAAATGATTCATCTTGGAAAACATAATTCCAAACTCCTGATGAGAATAGATATATCTTTTGATTAGATAATTCTTCATTAAATTGGTAAGATAACTTAATATCATTTAACATTGTAACAATTTTAGAAACAGAATCGGAGGTAAACTTGTTGAAAAAAGTTAAAAGATTATTAATTTTATTTTTATTAAATTGCCAAATTTTGAGAGCAATAAAATTTTGTAGTGAAATAATAAAGTATTCTTGATTTTTCATTCTAAGTAACCAGTCAGAAATAGTATCAGTAACATTTTTATCATCTAAATTATTTAACAAATAATTATTAATGTTTTTGTGAAGTTGATGATTTTTTTCAGATTTTTCTAAAATTGTTAAAATATGAGGAACAAAATAGTTGAACTTGTGATTTTGTTTTTCTTCATAATAAATATTAACAAGTTTTCCGATATCTAAATCAGGATGGAATGTAATAAAATTAAAGTATGATTTAATTACTCTATAAAAAATTCCAAGTAAATATTTATTGTTGTCATAAGTTAATTTTAAATTAGAAATAATTTTCTTTTGATAAATTTCTAAAAAGGATAATCCTAATAAAGAATTCATTTTTGTAGAAGATGTTAAAATCATATCTAATTGTTTCAATTGATTTTCAACAATGGGTGAAAAAACTTCATTATATTTCTTTTTTGGGAAATAAAATCTTAGAATTTTTTTAGTATTATTTAACAGAGTTTGATATTGATTAAATTTATCAATATGTTGTAAATATACTGGCAGATCTTTATTTGGTTCGATTTTAAAATTATTAATATTTTTTTGAATCATCAGATTAAATTCCTCAAAAATAATTTGATTATAAAGTTCAAGTTGTTGTAAGGTATCAAAAATAACTACTTTTTGAAAATTCCCATCTAAACAGTCTTTGAAAAAATCTTGGAAAATCTGTTTAACATTTGGTAATGCTAAAAATAAATTATTAATCAAATCAATATAATGATTTACAAATTCTCCATTACCATATTTTAACTTATTACTTGATTTATGTAATCCAAAATTTATTTCTATCTTTTGAATATTTTTTATATTATCATTAATAAATTTATCAATACTCAATAAATCTATTTTTAATCCATTTTTTTTTACTAAAAAATCTCGAGTTATTTCCTCTTTTATCTTTTCTTTTATCTCCTGATTTATATTCTTTGATGCTAAAAATTGACTCGTCATACTTGGCGATTTTTTATTTAAAACATCTTTAATGAAAGAGATAATTAAATTATCATTATTTATCTCTTTTATTTGATATCCAAAGTCTTTTAAACTTAAAGTCATACTATTTCTTTTAAGATTAAATAAAATCATTTTCATTTTTTTTATTGTCAATTATTACCCGTTTAACATCAGGAAATTCTTTAATAAACCAATTACTATTAACACCGTGATATTTAACTTTCATATTAAATACTACAAGTATTCCAATTATTATACCAAATAATAATAAAGTAATATTCATTATTATAATGTATTTTTTATATTCATAATTAAATTTTAATAATCATAAGGATTGAAAAACATAATTATATTCATAATTACATTTTAATAATCATAAGGATTATATCTAATAGTTTCATATTCAAATGGTTTATATACAAATTTTTCACCTTTAAAATAAGGAACATCTAATTCATCATCTTCTTGTAATTCTCTAATAGGTCTATTTCCAGTGATAGGTATTTTAATTCCGAAATTATCATTTTCATTAAAAACGATATAATATTCCCAATAATCAGAACGTGGATGGTCTTCCCTACCAAATAAAGGTAAAATTTTACCATCAGAATCTCTAACAAGATTACCAACATATTGATAATTTTCAGGAAGGCCTTGAGTTGATTCATTAAAATGTCTTTGAATTCTTCTAGGTGGAATATATCTTGTAGGTAATCTTCTTTCAGGAGGTTCCATTACATCAGTTGCCTTTCTTCTATCCTTTAAGGCTAGTTCTGCTCTTAATTCTTTTTCTGCTTCAATTCTTTGTTTAATTTGTTCATCTAATTGTTTTTTAAGTGTTTCAGTATCATCTTGTAATTTAGTTTTTTTAATTTGTGGAGTGTAATTTCTAAGTCCCAAATAAAAAAGTATAATAACAATTATTTCAGGTAACATTAATTAATATTAGATTTTTTATAATGTTTATAAAATATCCACCAAATATCTTTTATATCTTCATCTTTAACCTTTTTCAAAATTGTATTAAACCATCCAGTATTTCTTAACCAGTCATTAAAAATTAAATATGAAATAACTTTATTTCTTAAATAAATCTTATTGACATATTTCTTATTTATTTGTATTGATATATCATAAATATCATCACATATTTCTTCCTCTGATAAATCATCTTTTAAATTACATAATAATATTACACTCTCTAATATCTCTATTAATCTAGTTTTAACATTAGATGGTTTATTACAATTTTTAGAAAATTGAAAGGTTTTATTACCCAATATTATTTCCATTAATAAAAAATTGAAAAAAAAAAATCTTATTATGTCTTTAAATAATTTTATGAGTTTTGAATCAGCAAGTTATGAGACTAAGATTGAGGTGACGAGGTTGCAGAACGATGATTTTCATGGAGTAGACACTCATGATGACATGTATTACATGCCTGAAGAAATTGCATTGGGAAAGGATGAGTATCATTTGTGTGACCGAGTTATCTTTTCTGCTCTACCAAGTGATGGCATCTATCCATCCTTTATTGCAGATATTTGGTTGAATGTTCCAGATGATTTTCGAGTGATTCCAACTGAAGGAAAGGTGTATCTACATAAGGATAGTCCTTATTGCACAACTCCAAAGGTAGCAAAGTTTCACAGTCTGATGTTCACCTCGGTTGACAACACCGATGCAGACTTTGAGATTTTCCGACCTGTTCTAGATATTCTGATTCGTGGATGTGGAATGTCTAACATTGTCAAGAAGATGGAATCCACCATCAGAGGAATTGCTACAAAGGTAAAGACTTCAAAGAAGAAGAAGAAGAAGTCAAATGACAGTGAGAGTGCCGAAGCAATGTCGGCAAAGATTCCTGATTTTCAGAGGGAGTGTGAGGACTTCCTGATGTCTCGAGGGAGAGTTTCCAAGAGTGAAATGAAGTACTACTCAAAGATTGTCAAGACGGTGGTATCAGCAGTCATCCAACTGAAGATTGTGCCAATGATTCCAATCGCAGAAGTGAAGGAGAACCCTCATGTGTCAAGAAGGAAGAAGGCTTGAAATTTCTTTATTCTATTTTCTTTTTGATAGTGTCAGTAATCATAAAGTAGTTAATAACAGTTTGGTTTTTAAATTTTTTTTCGATAGGGATAATAAATACTCCTTTAGTAATATATAAAATCATTCCTAATAAAAGTTCAAGATTATCATTATTTTGTATTTTAATTCTGGAATTAACTAACATAGTTCTAATAAGAGAAAAGTCTTCACGATTAATTTTATCTTCTTCAAAAGATAAAGCATAATTAATAAGATTACTGGAAAGTGGGATTAAAGATTTACTAATGTTGGTAGACCAACTCCATACCCAGATATTACTTTCTTTAAGATATATTCCCATATATTCTGCTTCTAATAAGAAGTTCTCTTTTAAAGAAGGTTCAGTCTTCATACCAGTTTTTTTATTAAAAATAATAGCAACGGTAGTTTTATTAGGGTCTCCAACTTCAGTGTGATTATAATTATTAATAAGAATATCATTTTTAGATTGTGATTCATCAAAAGTGTTAAAAAATTGAGGTATTAAATCCATTATATTAATAATTATTATAAAAAAAATTTCTAATTCAAAATATATGCTAGGATTATTAGAAAAATTAAGTAAAAATGAAATCTTAAGTTCTGTTTTAATAGCAATAATAGCAGGAAATATAAATAAGATGTCAGATTCTTTAACAGAAAATATAATAATACCAATAATAGATATTGATATAGATGGTGATGGTGAAACAGATGGAAGAAGATTAATAAATTATGAGTTAAAAATAGGAGGTTTAAATTTTAAAATAGGTAAATTTATAACATCTGTAGTAGAATTTATAATAATATTATATTTAGTAAATTTATTATCAGATTTTGTAGATAAAAAATAATTTAATTTTTATTATAATGGAAAGAATAAAAGGTGGTTTTCCTCCTCTTGTGTCAACAAAAAAACAAGACAAAAAAGATAAATTAGAGAAAGGGGAAATGAAAAGTCAGTTTTTTGCTGAGACTATGAAAAAGAATGTAAATATAAGAGAATTATTATCTTCAAATAATACTTCTCTAACATTAGAAACAGAATCAGAATTAAAAGTAGTTGATGAATATTAATAAATAACATATATCTTTCTAGGTGTTTTAATCTCATCAGTAACATCTAACCTCAATTTAATCAAATTATTTTCTTTAGATAATTTGTCTAAGTTTTTCTTATCTTTTATTATTTCTTTATCAAATCCTAAATAGAAATCATTATATTTGTCATATACTAAAATAGGAATTTCAAATATTTGATTTAAGATAAATAATTCAAAAATACCTTTAGTATTATTTCTATTTTTAGCGAAATTTAATAATTTACTACCTAATTCAGAAGGATTAATAAAATAATCTTTAATATCTTTATATTTATTTGCTTGATTTAAAATTTTATCATTTTCAGAAGAATTAATAACAAAATCGATAATTTTGGCTTTTAATAATTGAGTTAATTTATTTTGAATGATAGAATGATAACCAAGATTTCTTCTATTAGTAGAATATAAAGGATTTTTCAACCAATATAATCCGTTAACAAATGCTCTAATAATAGAATCTTTATTTGAAACAATCTCTTGAGAATATTGATTACCAATTTGTTCTAATTCTGGTTGATTTTCCATATCAATTTTAAGTTTACTAGAACTACGTTTACCAATTTCAGGTAAAGCATTTTCACCAAATATCTTATTCATAATTTTTCCTAAACTTAAATTATCTGCTTTTAATATCTTTTGTTTATCTCTTTGGGTAAAATCTTTAGTATTAACAATATCAGAAACAAAATAATTATCTTCTTGTATTAATTCTTTGAAAGCCAGTGAATCTAATATCATCTCTTGAATAACACGATTTATATATTCTATAGTTACAGAATCTTCCATACTGAAATAACATCTATTTTGAGACCAAGCACAGAAAGGTTTAGCATCACATTTTTCTTGTGTTTTATTAACTAAACAATATTCTCTAGTATTTTTAATTTTAAAATTAGAAAGGTCTTTAGATTTTTTAAGTGAAACCATTAAATGAACTTGATTTTTAACAGAACCTCCTTTCATTAATTTAGATAAATTAGGATTAATTAAAGAAACAAGTAAAGATTTAAGTTTTTTAATTTTTTCATTTTCATCTAATTGACTTCTAATGATATCAATAATTTGTTTTCTACCATTAGAATATTTAGAAAGATAATAACTTAATTCGAATCTAAAAATATTATATCCTTCATCTAAGTATTTTTCTTGATTAATTTCAAGTTTTTTATCATCAATAATCGTTTTATCATCTTTAATTTTTTTATCAATATCTTTTTCTAAGGGTTTTCGAATTAAACCATATTTAAGTTTTCTAATTTCTTTTTCAGATAATTTAAGTTCTTTAACCGGTAAAATTAATTTATTATTAAATTGAACAGCAGTAATATAATAAATATCATTTTTCTTATCAGAAAAGATAATCTGGTTAATTTTATAACTAGAATCTATTTTTTCTATCTTCTTATTTTGGTTTATAATAGTATTTAAGTTATCAATTTTAATATCTTCAAAGGTATATGGATAATTATAATCTAAACCACTAGGATAGACAGGAATAATAAAATCTTTAAATTGTAAATATCTAACCTTATTACTAGCATCTAAATGTTGTTTTATTAATCCCTCTTTCTTAAAATCTTCAATAACTCTTTTATTATAATAACTTGCTGATATTGAAATAATGTTTAAAACAGTTTCATTACAACTAGTTTGATATAAATTACGAGTTTGATTTACCATATTATCTTTCTCCTCTTCATAATTGAATTTTTTATTAATTATGATTTTTTTATCATTTTTATCTTTCTTTGCCATTAAAATTGGGAAGTAATATTTACCTTCTTTAATCAAGAATATATTATTGAAATTATTTTGTAAAATGTATTTTTGGTTTTCATCATTTAAACATTCTAAATTATAAGATACTTTATCATTATCAGTTTGTTTTCTATTAAATACAAAAAAGTTTAAACCTTGAGGATAAATAACTCCAGGTAAAGTAGTTAATTCTCCAATAACTTCATAATCAAGATATTTTTTAGATTCAATAAATGCAAGATAATTTTCTAATTTTTCAAATCTATTAGAAATATCTCCATTATTTAAGAAATAAAAGTATTTCATATTTTCTTTTTTTCTTAAAAATGTTGTCATTTTACTAATTATTTCATCAAAGGTTAAATCAACGACAGCAGATAAAGCGGCTAAGAAATGATATTTTTTATCTTTAACGGTGAATTTCAAAAAGTATCCAGTTGAAGATTCTGTCATATAATGATTTCTAATATTAATATTTCTATTCCATAATTTATTAAAGAAGATATCTAAATATTTAGGTAAAAATAAAAATCTACCTTCTTGAACTTTATTTGTTTCTTGTAAGATATATAATTTATCTCCAATATCTTCCAAAGATTTCTTTTCAACTTGAAAATCTTTTACCTCTCCAATACATTTTTTGAAATAATTCTTTTTCACATCATTATCACCAACATATTGATCTTTTTTAAAACAACAAGGAAGACATAAACCATCAGGATTATTACCTCTAACTAAAAATCCTATATGTTTATGTTGTTTATTAACATCAGGGTCACAATAGAAATAGTTAGTTCTCCCATCATCAGTAGATAAAGGAATAGCTCTAATTTCAATTTTATTTTTTTGATTTTTATCTTGATGTTCTAAAAGATACATTTTTGTTTTTTCATCATATTTAAAACCTCTTTTAAGTAAATCTTTCATATTATTAGCAGAAACAATAGAAGGTTGTCTTTTTTTATCTTCACCACTATTTTGACATAAACGAGTATATTGACTTTCACCTTCACCTGGTTTATAACCTAATCTCTTTTTGTCCATAGCAATAACAGCTTTAACATTTTTGATTTCACTTTCATAATTAACAAGTTCTCTCACTTTATTTCTTCTCATAGCGATATTATTTAATTTTTTTAATTTATCTTTAATTTTTTGGAATTTAGGTTTCTTTTCTAAATAAGTTTGTTCATATAAATGAATTAATATTTTGATAAAATCAACAATTTCAATTAATTGATTTTTATTTCTGGCACCTGTAATTCTAATTTTATAATTATCAGGATCTCTACCTTGAATGTCAATACCAATACCTGGTGGTTTAGACTTGGGTAAATTCTTAAGTTTCTTTAACACTTTTCTCGATTTTTTAATAACATTACTATATTTTTCTCTAACAGTATCTAATTCTTTAGCTGCATCTTCTAAAGTAATATTAAATTGTTTAGCGACTTCATCGATTAAATCTCTATCAGTAAATTCAAAGTTTCTAATAAAATATAATATTCTCATATGCATTCTAATTCTATTTTCATATCTACTAATTCTCTTATATCTTAAATATGTTCCAAATTTAGATGTTTCAGTTTCTTTCTTAACTTTACTTTCTCTTTTTCTAGGATCAATTACTAAAGAGACAAATGGGAAAAAGTATCTAGCAAAATCTGATAAATCATTATGAGAAATAGGTTTTTTACTAGAAAGTTTAAATTTTTGAATGGTATTAACAAAAGCATAAGTAAATCTATCATCTTCAGGAGTAATCATCTTAACTTTAGAACTTTCACTATTGATTTTATAAATTAATTCTCTAACCTGTTCATAAGTTTTTTTAATAATTTCGATAGTAGTTTTATCATCTTCTCTCCAAGTAATTTTATATTCAATTCTACCAATTTCATTAATATTGAATGAAATATAATTTCCATTTTCATATTCTTTCTTAATACTTAAACCATAAGGAGCATTTTCAAACCATTTTGTCATAACTTCAGGTTGATTAATAATTTTAGCATCTTGATAAAATTTATAGGTTAATCCAGATTCCATTGAATTAAATTGAATAAAAGGATAATTATCATCCACAATAAAAGAATCGAAAATAGCATATAAATTAAATTTATCTTCTAAAATAGTTCCAGTTACATTATTAGGAGATGTCATATTTACATGAATAATAGCATGAAGAATATAGTTATCACTAAAATTTTGATTAATCTTTTCAAGGTCTTTCTGTTTAGTTTCAAAAATTAAATCTGTTATTTCACTTTCTAATTTTATATCAGTTCTAATTTTTCTATTTTCAACTTCTATAAAATTTCGTTCTTGTTCTTTTGATTTATTTAAAAATCCTATAATATTTTCTAAATTTTGATAAGTTAAATAAGGATAATAAATTGATATATAAACATCATATAAATTTTTTATTTCTTCAGGTTGAGGATTATAATCTAATCCAAGACTTGAATAGATATCAGTAAAATATATTTCATTCATTGTTAAAAAATCTTCATAATCTCTCAAAATTAAATCTTCATCATCATCTCTCTTCATCTTTACACCAAAACTATCTCTTAAATATCTCAAATTCCCTCTTAAATTTTCATAAATTTTTAAATTAGGATTTGGTACCACATCTATTTTTAATAATTCATTTCTTCTAACCCATTTTTGACCAATCATAACAAAATCTTCTTTTTTATTAATGAAATAACTAGAATATAAATAAATTCTTGAGGGTATGATTGCTATATCATTACCAAATTTAGGATTAATTGGAATAGCATAAGTAATTTTATTTTTAATAGTTTTTATGTTATCATCTGGATAAATAAAAGTTGTTGTAATAAATTCTTTAATAAAAATATTTTCTAATTCCATATCAAAACTATTTTCATCTAATTTGTTATTATAATTTGATTTCTCTTTCATATCCTTTTTCTCCCAATTTTTCTCATTTAATGCTTTCGCTAATAAATCTGCTGTTTTTGATACTTCTTTTTGTTCTTCTTTAATTTCTATATTTTGATTAATTTGTTCTAAATTCGTTAAATTAATTTCATCATCATTTGTTTCAATATTATCAAAATCTATAATTTCATCATCACTTTCTTCTTCCTCATCTTTTTTCTCTTCTTCATCATTACCTTCATCATCACTAAAATCATCAATTGTTTCTGCATCAATATTTTCTAATTCATCATCATTACCACCATATTGTTCTTGACTAATTAAATGAGTTCTAAAATCTATTTCTTTTTTAATTCCAAGATCTATTTTCTTATTTTTTAAATCTTGAATATATTTTGACTCGAATGAAAATAAAATATCTTTCTTTTGACTTTTAAATTTAACAATATGGGTATTTATCCATTCTTCTGAAAATTTACTTTTTAACTTATTTAAAAATGTTTTATTATTATTAATTTTTTTAATTTGGGAAGATAAATGTCTAGAATGAAAGAAATTTTTATACCATTCTTTACCATATTCTTCTTCTAATTTTTTAATATCTTTATTAGTTAAGAGTTCAAGAGTTTTATCAAATTCTAAATTTTTGAATCGATTTAAAATTTTCATAATATCTTCATCCACTTGACCAACAAAAATATATAACATATATTGTGTTCTCCCATAATTATTTTTAAAATTATGAACTAATTTTAATGGAGGATATATCATTTTAATTATAATATCCAAGATAAAAATTTAAAGTTAAATAACAAAAATTATTATTTTTATTATTTAATTTAATATTGTTGAAGTTAATTTCATTCCACAATATTCTACTGGTTTTACACTATAATCTTCTTTTATATATAAATTTATTTTTATCGCTTCTTCTGTTAAAAACCTAAATATTTTTTTGAATAACAAACCATGTCCTATTTCAGGACAAGCCATATGTGCCATCTCATGAATTGCTACATACATTAATAAATTTATATTATGTAACTTATTTCTCTCCTTACTTCTTAAACAAAATACTAATTCCTCACCCTTATTTACTGAATATGATGTTAAATTATTTTCTCCATCCCCTTCATATATTTGAGTTCTTTGTTTTGTAAAATTTGTTTGTAATAAATTAATATATTCTTGAAAATCTGGATATTTTTCTATATTTTCAATCAAATAATCTCTTAAATAAAATAATCTTTCTGTTAATTGTGATAATAAAATGGCAGATTCTTGTTTATGGGAAGTATTTTGAACTAAATATTCTTTTCCATCATAATAAGATTCCACATAAGATAATTTACCATAATTATAAAAAATTCCCAAATAAACAACAATTATTACGATAAATATTAATATGTATTCTTCCATTAAAATAAACATAGAAATTAAATAAAACTTTAGAAAATTATCTAAAGTATATTATATGGGAAATCAATCTAGTTCTATCGATACTATAGGTTTAAATAATGCTAACTTTGATGAAGTCAGTTCTACCCTCCCCGGAGGATTTAAATTAGGACCACAAATACAACAAGTTATACAAAATGTTCCTCTCAATCAAATGGGTGGTTATGACTCTGATGATTCTGAAGACTCTCTTGGACTCGCCGATATCTTCCAAAAAATGGAACAAAAAGGAGGTTCTAACATAGAAGAAACTGATGATGAATTATCTAATACATCCCCTTTTATCTCCTCTGAAATGTATAATTATTTAATGAAAGGCGGTGCTAAAAAAAAGAGCAAACGTTCTAAATCTAAAGTTTCTAAAAAACAAAGAAAAATCTCCAGAAAATCTAAAAAACAACATAAAGCTATTGAACCTGAAACTTCAGTAACTTCCGAATCATCTTTACCTGACTCTAACATTGATGAAGATAGTGAACTCGATTATCAAAGCTCCACTGCTCATACTGATAATAACACTAATGTTGAACCTACTAAAGCACCTGTTCGTTCTGAAGTAAACACTTCCGATATCAGAATGATAACCGAATAAACAATTAATAAAATATAATATAATTTTATATTTTATCAATTATTTAGTTTAATGAAAACATAAATAAATTTATCAATTATTTAGTTTAATGAAAACATAAATATTTGAATCACTTTTCCAGGTCATCTTAACATATCTTCTATCTAGGATTTTTATTTTGGGATGAATTATTTCTTTACTAGCGAAAATATAACAATTTTCTTTCGTTTCATTTGCTAATTTCTCTGCTAATTTTTTATTAGTTTCTTCATTAAAACATAAATTAGAAATGAAAATATAATCAAATGATGAGATATCAAAATTAAAGATATCATTATTAAAATAATCTAATCTATTTTTTACTTTATCTGGTAATTTTGATTTCATTTCTATTGCTTTTTCGTGTCTTTCTTTTGCTAACTCTATTCCAACAGCATACTTAAATTTATGATCCATAACACCATATAATGGGGTTTTACCTAGTCCTGAACCTAAATCTATATATGTTTTATTTTCAGTATTATAACCTCTCATCATTTGTTCCATTCCTTCTCTAGTTAATTCTCCATAAGTGCTAGCATAATTTGAATTACCAAAAGTAACATTAGTTGTATCACTCAAAGTCATCCAAATACTATTTTGTGATAAAGCAACTCCAATTTGGTCATAATCTTCTTTAGTTAAATTAAAAACATCATCTGACATTTTTTCAACAGTTTTTAATGAAAAATGTAAAAATGAAGTTTTATTCAATAAATTATTAAAATAGTTTTCCATTATAATAATTTATAAAATTTATTCTATTTTTATACAAGCACAATCTTTACCAGTATAAGAACTTATTTTTTCATATGAAGTTACACCTTTATTATCAATTTCTTTAAAACCTATTTTCTTTAATTCGTTTACAGTATTAATAAAATGTGCTAATCCAAAATGAACTAAAATTCTTTTATCATTATTTGCTGATATTAATAACATTGTATACCAATCCATTATATCTGACTTTAAATCATCTAATCTTTTAAACCAATCTGGATTTGTTTTGATTGTATCCTCAAATGATGCTTCCATTTTTATTTCTGATTTCATAATCATATATCTTGATTTTAGTTCATTAAAATATTTTATTACACCACTATGTTTTGGAAGATTTTTTAATAATAAAAATATTTTTTCATAAAATTGGGGATACTCTAATTTTGAAATATTTGACATATTTAATTCAGGCGAAAATAATATATCCATTTCTAAATAATCTTTCATTTTTATTAATTTTTCTTTATCCTCCAACTTACTCATAAAATATTTTTGAAAAGAAAATGTTACTAAATATGGTCTTAAATCTATTCCCTCAATCTTATTACTATTTCTCATATACCAATTTTTTAATCTTTGAGTATGTTCTGCTCCTGGCCATAATTCTACTAATTCTACTCCTAATCTAGGAACTTCTTCTAACAAAATTAAATAATCATTTTTTACTCTATTAAATAACTCATCTATGAAAATGGATTTGGAATCTAAACAATAATTTACTCCATCATGAATATCCGAAAATAATATTACCTCCTTTTTTGTGTGAGGATTCTCTAAAACTATATATCCCATTATACCAGATGTTTCCATTATATATATTAAGAAAATCAACTCGAAAATCAAAGATTTTCTCGTATCGAAACAAATTTCGATACGAGTGCAAAGCACGAGTTGATGAGCACATCTATGATGTGCCACACATTGAGAGTAAAGTTAAATAACTTTACTCTTTCTCTGGAAAAATTGAAATTTTAATTATCCATTACTCTTTATATTTATTATGTCTTATTCGCAGGTATCTCATTACACTAAAATTCGTGAGGACAGATTTGAAGAGATTACATCCAAGTTCTATGATTGGTATCTATCTCAATACAAGACCAGACCAATCTGTCTCTTTATCAATCTAATGAATCTGGAAAACTGGGATTTGTTCCTTCCCGAAAATGAAAATGATTTGATTGAAACACTGAGACAGGAGGGATATCTAGAATATTTTCCAGTTTTGGAGATTAGTGGTTGTGTTAAGGTTCTCCGGAAGTATCTAGATAGTGTTTGATTTCATTTATATATTTTTCAGGAGGGAAAATATTTTGATGAACAATTCTAGAGAGAAAGAAGAAATTAGTTTTGATAGTAATATTACAATTAGATAATTTATTATCTATAATATTAAATGAAATAGAATTTTCACTATTGTGATTAATGTAATATGATGTATTTTTATTATAGATGGTTAAAAATATAGGATTATAATAATAATTATTAAATTGTAAAATTAATTGAAAACAAAAATTATTATAATTACTTTTTAGTTTAAATTCTTTAATTATAAAGGTAAAATATTCTGGAGTTAACATTGAAAAATTTAAATCTGGAATTTCAGTTCTTAAAAAATTATCATCTTGAAATTCAATAATAAATAATTTTATTTTTAAGGTCATTTATATTAAACAATTTTATTTCTATTAATTATTTTTTCTGAAATACTTTAATGTTACGTTCAAGTGATATCTCTGATATTAAATCATCCTTAGATGAATTAGCAAAGAAATCTGAAGAAATTAGATTAAAAAAATATGAACCTACTTTAAACACTTTAGATAGAATCTATCAAGAAATATATCAATTTGCTAAAGATAAAAAATTAATTATTTACGGAGGTTGGGCTCAAAATAAATTAATTGAAATGAAAAATACAAAAGATGTTTTTTATCACGAAACTTCTCTTGCTGATATTGAATTTTATTCATATGAACCTATTAAATTAGGAATGGAATTAGCTAAATTACTTCACTCTAAAAAATATAATTTTGTTCAATTACAAGAAGGTGTTCATGAAGAAACCTATAAATTGTTTGTAGATTTCCATAACTTTGCTGATATTTCTTATATGCCTAAATATATTTATGATAATCTTCCTACTATTGATTATCAAGGATTAAGATTAACTCATCCTCATTTTATGACAGTAGATGCCTTTAGAGTATATTCCGACCCAATGTTCTCATTTTGGAGAATTGATAAAACCTTTTCACGATTTAATACTTTACTATCTTATTATCCTATTTTTGATGAGAAATTAGTTGGAAAGAAATTAGACTATAAAAATGTTTTAGATGAAAAAGTTAGTAAATTTATTAAACATAAAATTATTCACGATTCTAATTTAATTGTTATTAACCATTATGCTTATAATTATTATATTAAAAAAACTCCTAGAACTGAACTTATTTGTGATATCCCATATTTAAGTGTTATCTCTACAAACTATGTTAGTGATGTTAAAAGAATCTCTAAATTATTAGAAAAAGAATATCCTAAAATTAAAATGATTGAATATTACCCTTTTTTCCAATTTGTTGGTAGAAAAACAGAATTTTATTTAGATAATAAATTAGTATTTGTTATTTACTCTCATAATTCTAGGTGTACCACTTATCAAGCAAATTTCAGTGAAAATAAAAAAACACTTTTCGGAACATTCTCCTTAATCAGATTAATGTTCCTGGCTGAACATTTTAACTTTTCTATACATAAAAATCCAAGTGAAGCAACTAACTTTTTAGTTTTATTAAATAATCTATTTAAAGCAAGAATTGAATATCTTGACGAAAATAATAAAACTGTTATGGATAATACACCATTCTCTGAATTCACTTTTGAATGTATTGGTGAAGCTACTGACCCTATTAGACAATCTAGACTTAATTTAATGGAAAAAATTAAATCTGGGAAAAAAGCAAGATTTATGTATGACCCTGAAAGAAACCCTAATGGTAAAGCACCTGATTTTAAATTTGATAATTCCTCAGGTAATCCTATTCAAAATACTAATGATTTAAGTATTAATAGTAAAAATTGAGAAAAATTGAAAATCGAAAAGTTTAACTATAATCAATTATTTATGACTAGTTACAGTATGACTATTGATACTAAGAAGTCTTCAACTGATGATTTTGATACTCTATTTCCTCAGTTGATTTCCAAGACATTTAAGGCAGATGTTATTACCACTGCTGACGGTGATAACATTTCGATGGTTTGGGTTCCACCCTCACCTACTAATGATTATATTGAGGAGATTCACAAGACTCTCAAGTGTAACACTTGTCATAGTTGGTTGTGTTCCTTTGGAAGGATGCGATTCAAGGACGGAAAGACACCCTTCAGTTTCCTTGAGGATTCCGATTCTCTATATTATCGAATGGCACACACAGATTTTTCTAAGAAGTATCAGTGGAAGTTGCTTGATTCGAAGACTATTGGAACACCTACTTGTGGAACTGATCCTCTTACAGGAAAGTCTTGGAGACATTATTATGTTACTTTGGATGATGAGTCAGTTGGACAGTATCTCAAGTTTTCCAAGAGTGATTACAACTGGTATTTTAACCAGAAGTTACCCATCATTCGCCGATTGGTTGAGGAGAATGCCAATGATGGAATTCTTGATTCTCTCACTATTCTCCTTAAGACTCTTCCCGATATTCCTTATGGGAACAACATTGAGGCATCAACCAAGTGGTTTTATGAGGTAATGAAGAAGTATCTCGATAAGTTCCATAAGAAGAGTGTTGGTTATCGTAAGGAGACAATCTTCTTTATGAAGTCTCTGGTATCTTCACCTCTCTTTAAGGGTGTTGATTCTGAGAGGATTATCTTCACCCATCTTAAGCAGGTCAAGGACAATGTTCTCGATGCTCTCGCTTCTGCTAATGATATTCCATCACTAAAGGCACTTCTCAAGTCTCGTTTTGACCCTCATAACTATATGAGACCAACAGCAACTCCTAGTTCTGGACAGTTGGATAAGGCAATGAAGGATTTCGAGGGTTTCTCTACTTCAGTGATGACTCTTGATGAGGTTGTTACCAAGTATGGAGGAGTTCTGGTTAAGAGACCTGAGACTAAGGATATGGATGCTTCAGAGGTATTCAAGTCTATGATTCCATCCAAGACAACTCCTAAGAGGCGACAGGCAGGCAGTTTCGCCAAGAGAGCAGGTGTTACTTCATCATCGGTAACCTTCCCAACAAGGTTTTCAGACTTGATTCGTAGAATTGATGAGTTTCCAGGTCTTCAGGTAAAGACCTCAACTTGTTCCCCAATTCTTCTTTCTACTTATCCTGAGGAGTGTCGTCATCTTTTCAAGAACCCTCATATGTGGTGCTTTTTCAATGGTAAGAAGATTTCTATGTTTAAGGTCTATGAGGAGTTCTCACCAGTAAGTGTTCTATATCGTTTCGATTCACATGCATTTGTTGGATTGTCTAATGCTCGACTGTCCCCAGGTAAGGTTGGATATAACACTTGCTTCCCAGCTTTCCTTCATCCCTCCTACCAGAGGACACATCGGGTAGCATTCGAGACTTTGAACACCAAGTTACCTATCAAGGTTCCAGATAAGCCTCTAATGATTGGTCTTGGAACATCTGTATCAAACTCTGAGGCAAAGTTACTCCAGACTCTAACTTTCAAGTTTGATGGAAGAATGTTTGAGATTTCAAGAATGTGAATTTGTTTTAATATTAAAGAACATAGTTCTTTGAGATTTCAAGAATGTGAATTTGAAAAATTGAAAATTATTTTATTATCAACCATCACAAGATAATATGGATATCAAAAACATTCTATTAACACCTTCAATGGTAAAAAAAATTCAAGAGTTTAATCCTAAATTCAATCCACTCGCAGAAGGATTTGAGATTATCTACGATAAGGATTTTCCTCTAAATAATTGGAAACTTGAAGAACTAGTAAAAACTAGATTCAAGGTAATTGGTGAAGATGAGGAAGGATGTTACATCTATTCTGATGAGATTGAACCAATACCTCCAATTGATATAAAGAGGATTGGAGATAAGTATCAAGTAGTTAATGGTAGACATCGTGTTATAACCGCGATTCTCAAGTCTCAAAAAACAATTTTATTTAAGTGAATTTAGAAAAATTGAAATTATAATTATAGTAATCTGTATAATTATAATTATGGATTCGAAGAAGGAAATTAGTAAGACTAAGAAGACTGAGAATGTGAAGACTGAGACTACTAAAAAGGATGAAGACAACCTAAGTAAAATGGACCATATGATGATTATGGCAATGGAAGAAGCTTCAGAGAGGAGAATGAATGAGAAGTATGGTTACAATGTAGATGATTATCGAGATGCAGAATATTATGCTTATATGTGAAAGTTATTTTAATAATTTAAATTTTAATCTAAATTATTATAATTAAATGTCAGATAGAATAGATCTTCAAGTAAATGGAAGACTTTTTCCATCTTGGGTAATGATGAATTTTAAAAAATACACTTTACCAGAAGTTATGAGAAAGGAAGGAGAAGACCCTTGTAATGAAAAGTTAAAAAAAGAATTGACAATGTATCAAAGATTTGTAGGTCAATTTGTTTCATATAAATCACCTTTTAAAGATGTATTAATTTATCACGGCTTAGGGGCAGGTAAAACTGTTTCAGCAATTAATATTTATAATGTTTTATTTAATTATACTCCCAAATGGAATGTATTTTTATTAATTAAAGCATCTTTAAAAAATGATCCTTGGTTAAAAGATTTACAAGCATGGTTAACTAAACCTGAGGATATGATGCAAAATGTTTTCTTTATTTCATATGATGCTCCAAATGCTGATGATCAGTTTTTAACAGCAACAAAAAAAGCAGATCAATCTAGAAATAATTTATTCATTTTTGACGAAGCACATAATTTTATTAGAAATGTATATGGTAATAAGTCATCAAAAAAAGGTAAAAGAGCACAAGTAATCTATGATACTATAGTTCAAGAAAAGAAAGAGACTGGAAATGCTCGAGTAATATTATTATCGGCAACTCCAGCAATCAATCAACCATTTGAATTAGCATTAATGTTTAATTTATTAAGACCTGGAACTTTTCCAGATAGTGAAGCAATGTTTAATCAAATTTACATTTCATCAACTGGTTTTAAGACCTTAAATGAAGAGACAAAAAATATGTTTCAAAGAAGAATTTTAGGTTTAGTATCATATTATATTGGAGCAACACCAGATAAATTTGCTGAAAAAATAGTTCATTATCGTGATTTACCAATGGGTAAATATTTTGAACAAGTTTATAATCATTTTGAAGAGGTTGAAGAAAAGAAAGAAGAATTACGATTAAAAATGTCTCGTGGTAAAGTTGGAGATGATGAAATGTCTACTTATAAAACATATACTAGACAAGCATCAAATTTTGTTTTCCCTCATATGTCTGATAAAATGTATGGTGAAAAAAGACCTAGACCTGGTGATTTTAGAGTAAGAGAAGAAGATGAAAAAGAATTAAATGAAGCAGAAGTTAATAAAGAAGAAGAAAGAAAGAAACAATTAACAAAAAATAAACAAGAATTACAAGAATATGAAAAAGCAACAGAACAATATTTAAGAACATTTACAGATTATTGTATTAAGATTCATGAACAAGATAAGAAGAATAAGCATACCATAAGTGATGATATAAAAAATTATTTACAAAAGTTTAAAGGTAAAATAGGAGCATTTATGTTAGAGAAAAAGAAATCCAAGTTATTTGAGTTATTAAATACTTGTTCTCCCAAATACATTATGACCTTATTATACATTATGAAATCAAAAGGTCCTGTTTTAGTATATACCAATTATGTTAAGATGGAAGGTTTAGAAATATTTAGGATATATTGTAAATTCTTTGGTTTTACAAATGTAGTAAAAGATAATAAATATGATAAGAAAAATGATTTCTTTAGATATATGGAATTCCACGGTGGTATTGATAAAGAAGTTCGTGAAGCAAATCGTAAAATATTCAATCAACCTGAAAATAAAAATGGGAAGAGTATTAAAATCTTTATGGTTTCACCTGCAGGAACAGAAGGTATTAACTTGGAAAATGTAAGACAAGCACATATTATAGAACCTTATTGGAATGAGGTTCGTGTTGAACAAGTTATAGGTCGTGCGATTCGTCAATGTTCTCATAAGAGTTTACCAATGGAAGAAAGAAAGGTAGATGTTTATCGTTATAAGATGATAAGACATTCAGGTAAAGAAACAACTGATCAACTTATGGAAGATATAGCAAGGAGAAAGAATAATTTAATTCAATCATTTTTAGAAGCAGTAAGAGAAGCAGCTGTAGATTGTCAATTATTCAAGAATCATAATATGATGGGATTAGAGTATCAGTGTTTTAATTTTAATCAAGAGTCATTATTAGAAAAACCCATAGGCCCCGCTTATAAAGAAGATGAAGAATATGATGCTAAAATAAATAATGGATCTAATAGCACAGATGCTATAACTAAAAGAATAAAAGTAAAGAAAATAAAGATAGTTAATCAATTAGATGAAAATAATTATAGTGATTCCTTAGAAGTATGGTATCATCCAGAAACTCATTATGTTTATGATTTAGAATTACATTATCCATTAGGAAAAGTAAAATTAAATGATGAAGGTTTACCCATACAAATAGAAAAAGGTATTTATTTAGTAACAGAATCAATAACAGTTCCTACTTTCAAGTATTTTGAACAGTAATTTTAATATCATCATTTTCGATTAAAAGTTCATTAATTAAATTTTCTAATATTTTATCTGGAACAATATCAGATAAAGTATCTTCTATTTCCTCTTTTAAAGGTGCTCTTCCTTGAGTATCTTTAAAACTTGTGATAAAATCATTAACTTTCTTTCTATAATTTAATCTTTCTTTTTTTAATTTTTCAACAAAAGGTTGAACTAAATTTGTATTTATAATCTCTTTCTTATAAACAAACTCAGTTGTGCTTACTAAAGAATCACAAATTTCTGGTTTCTTTAATTTAGTAAATTCTTCTGTATTTTTAAAAGTATCATTAAATTTCTTTATTATATTTTGAGATATTGGTGGACTTGTTTCCATTAACCTATCATATTCCTCTTTACATAATTTTAACATTTGACCTACTAGAATTCGTTCTTCAGGTTTTTTTGATAACTCAATTTTAATATTACGATAAAATTTATCCCATGCTATTGAACTTACTCGATGTGCCTCTTTTAAATCACTTATTTTTAAAAACTGTTGAATTGTTGAAATAATACCTGCTAAAATGTTTAAAGAACCTACTATCATAACAAATAATGCTAAATATGAGGGATCTATTCTATCTTGAGCAAAATTTGCAGTTCCTGTTAAAGTTGAAATAATAATTACTGGTATACTAAACCAAGCATGTAACCAAGCATAATTATTATTTGCTTGAGAATGTAACCATCGATAACACATTGCTTTATCTGCCCAATCTATTAAGATTTTTTCGTGTTCATCATTCCATTTCATATCTAAAATAAATTTTGGTTCATCTATAATAGAACTATTATCCATTGTATTAATATATTTTCTTTTTTTTTTTAATGAAACCACATAATATTGAAACTAAAATTCAATCTATAAAAAATAATTTTAAAGATTTGGAGGTAATATTTAAGGATATTGACATCGTTAAAAATAATATTATCAATAAAATTAATAAACTTTCAAAAATATATCAAAATTTAATAAATACCAATAAAAAAGATAATTTAAAAATTATTAGTTTAGATTCTTTTAACTTTCAAATCAAATTTATAAAAATCACTTTTGAAAATAATAATAAAAGATTTGATATTCTTACTAATAGAATCTATTGTGATTTTTATCGCATTAATAATACAATTTTAAATTATAAAAATGATAAAATACCATCTTCTGTTATTTCACCTATTAAAAATAAAAATTTCCCTAAATATGATTATTTAGATATATACAAACAATTTAAATTTTCTACTATTAAAGATATTTTTAACCATCTTTTACAATTAATCTCATTCCTATTCTCTAGTTTCAAATTAATGGGTGATGAATATAAAAATTATAAAGTTCAAAATAAATTCGGTTTAAATATTGAAAACATACTTTTCTCTTTTCAAGATGACTTGGGTGAAATCTTACATAAAATTAACTTCTTTATTAATTTTATCTCATATACTATTAGCACTTTTAAAAAACATTTTAATAGACTTTTTAATGATTATAATCTTTTAAAATCACAACTTGATTCAGACTTTGACCTAGATGAAACTAAATTTATACGACAAAATATTGAAACATCCGAAAATAGTTATCAAGAATTTTCAGACTCTGAAGAATCTAATAGTATTATTGACTCTTTCAAAGAATCTAATAAAAAAGACGATGATATTAAAAAAGATGATGATATTAAAAAAGATGATGATATTAAAAAAGACGATGATATTAAAAAAGATGATGAAATTAAAAAAGATGATGAAATTAAAAAAGATGATGAAATTAAAAAAGATGATGATATTAAAAAAGACAATGATATTAAAAAAGATGATGATATTAAAAAAGACGATGATATTAAAAAAGATGATAAAAAGAAGAAATAGATAATATATAATGGATTTACGAGAAATAATAGAAAAAAAAGATAGATTAAATTGGAATGAATATTTTATGGCCATATCTATAATTACCAGTAAAAGAAGTCCTTCAATAAAAAAACAAGTTGGTAGTGTTATTGTAAAGGATAATAGAATCATTTCAACTGGATATAATGGTTTTCCAGCAGGAGCAGAACATAAATCAATAATAATAGATGGAAAAGAGATAAATACGATTCATGCAGAACAGAATGCCATTGCTCAATGTGCTAAAATGGGAATATCTTGTAAAGATTGTGTATTGTATGTAACACATTTTCCGTGTATAAATTGTAGTAAGATGATAATAGCAAGTGGAATAAAGACCGTATATTATTTATATGATAATCATAATGAAAATTCAATAGAATTATTAAATGATGGAAATATAATAATAAAAAAATTTAAAAAAGAGTAAATTTTATTTTCTCAATTAATTTTAATTATGAAAATAAGATTTGAAAAGAATATAATTTGTCATATAGCAGGAATAACCCCATCGTTTAGAAATAAGATAAAAAATAAGTATCAAGGAAATCCTGAAATAGAAATATTTGATTTAGATGAGAAAGCAGATATAATAAAAGAGGATAAAAAGATGTCATTTTTATATAATCAATGGGAATTATTTAAGAATAAGAATAATGAAAAATATAAGTCTATAGAAAAAGAAATGGATTTATATTGGCATAATTCATTATCAGATTTTATAGAGGAGGTTGTTAAAAAGTATGAAAATAAAAGATTAATTTTTTTAGGTGATAATACTCATTTTAGACATTTAAGTAAGAAAGTTGATATACCTACTGGAAATAAATTTTATTTAACTGTAAATCCTAAGGAATATTGTCCAGAAATAGTTCAAGGGTTTTTAGATGGATATCAAAATGATATAATAAATGGTTCATTTCCATTAAGTTTTTTAGATCATAAGTTTATTATAGATAGAAGAAAAAGGATTAATAAAATGTTTCAAAAATGGGATTATCAAGATAAAAATGAAGAACAAATTTTAGAATTTTTAGAATTATCATTAAATCAAAAGAAAATGGATTTATTAGACCATTTATATATTGCTTCTAAAATGCCATATTATACTGGGAAGGATATGTATCCAGATAAAGGTAAATCTTTAATTGCCTATTCAAATCCTTGGGATGCTTTATTTACTTTAATACCACCAAAAACAAATGTATCAAATGGGATAAAAAAAGGGGAACCATTTATAAAAGAGGATAAAATAAATGAATTTGAAAAATTAAAGTTTAAGGGTTATTTATATCAAATAGATAAATCAACCTTTTTACCATTATCAAAAAAAAATAGTAATAAGTTTAAAAGCACTCTTCCATCAAAGATTTTAAAGAAAGAGAAATTTTTAAGTTTAACTTCAGTATGTAGGAAACATAATATTGATTGTATTAAGTTTCAATAAGTTTTTCTATAATTTCTGGAGGGATTAATCCAATACCATAATTCCAATCAAATTTACCTTCTTTTTCTTCAACTCTACCAAAATCTAATAAAATAATAGTATTATCAGATTGTAAATATGCTTCTACATCATATAAATGAATTTTATGTTTTTCTGCTAAAATATTTGTTATATCTATTAAAGATTTAATAATTTTTTTATAATCTTTTAATGTTTTAACTTTTTCATAATTATTTAATGGTATTTCTGTATTAATTTTTTCCATTAGATATTTATCTTTAGAATCATATAAAATCGGTGTTCTAACTTTATCAGTAATTTTATATAATATATTATTTACTTTTCTATGATTTTCTTTTTCTATCTCCATATTTTTTAGATATCTTCTTTTATATATTTTTTGAACAATTTCATTTGAAATTTTCACTATATTTGATGTCATACCTTCCATTATATAGTTTAAAGATTTTTTATATTAATATCATTTTCTAACTCACAATCTTTTAAGGGTAATTTTACTTTTTCATTTGATGACCAATCTTGTGGGCTTAAAAAAGACCATTCTGTTTGACAATCTAACCATCCCATTTTTATATATATGTAACCAACTAAAGCAGAACACCAATAAGAATTATGTTTTTTAATTTGAGATTTATCGGTAATTTTAGTATCAAGAGGTCTTTTATCATTTTCGGTTTCTTCAATTTGATATATACCTGCTTTTAGCCAGTCAAAAATATTAAGGTCATATTTTTGGTGATGAACTTGATGATGAATGTTAGCAAGTAAATTAACATCTAGAATTTTATCAAGAGATAATTTTCTAACAAAAATTTCATTAAGAGAATATTCTTTAAAAATATCTTCAATTGGAGTAATTTGAACTCCATAAAATTCTTCTTTTAATTCAGCATCAGGGGAATTATCTCTACCTGATTGCCATAGATAGGTTCCAGATAAATCTTTATCAATAAAAAATGGATCTTTAAGAACCATTCCAATATGACAATATTTTGATTTTGTAAAACATTGAATCATTTTTCCAATTAAACTTTTACTATGAAATAAAAGTAAATCACCTGTGTTTAAAGTGTTAATTATTTCTTTAATATTTTTCATTAATAAATTTTAAATTTTTTTTCTAAGTTAATTTATATGTCTAAGAGAATTACACAAACCCATAGAAATTATATTAAAAAATATGGTGCTAAAAAAGCCGTTGAAAAATTTGATTTAGATGCTCAAAAAGCTAAAGAAATTGAAAAAAAATATCAACTTGAAGAAGACTCTTACAAAGGCAAAAGAGTATTAAATAAAGAAAAATCTTCTGCTGTTTCTAATGATAATGATGATGACCTCTTTGAAGAACCTGGTCAACCTAACTTAGAAAACCTCAGACCATTAGGAGGTATGGCATCCTTTTTAGGTGCTTCACAAAATGACTTAATGGCTCCTTCTATGATGGGAATGCCTCAAATGGCACCTCAAATGGCACCTCAAATGGCTCCTATGGAAGAACCTATGAACTCATTAAATCCAAATGTCTCTGGTATTCCTATTAACCCCGCTATGTTACAACAACAATCTCAACCTCAAATCCCCTCTCATGCTTATATGGGTAACGGTCAAATCGACCCTCTCAGTGTTGAAATCGCCGCTCCTACTATGGGAAGTATGAACCAACAATTTATGGGATTACCTACTTTAGGTAACGAATTCCCTCAAATGCCACAAATGCCACAAATGCCACAAATGCAACAAATGCCTCAAATGCCTCAAATGCCTCAAATGCCTCAAATGGCACAAATGGCACAAATGGGAGGTTCTAAAATAAATTTAAGTAATTTAAGAGCATTAGCATCTAAACCTGCAAGGTATGTTTAAAAACATAAGGTATGTTTAAAAACATAAGGTATGTTTAAAAACATAAGGTATGTTTAAAAAAAAATGAAATTTTTAAGATAATTAAGAATAAAAATAATTATGCTAAATCTAATACTATCGGGTATATGTAGTTGTGGGTTGTTAACAACCGGAATATTGTTATTAACAGTAATTTTTGATAATAGTAAAAAAAGTTATTATCAGAATTTTACTTCAAAAAATTTTTTAGTGGAGGATACTTTATGTGAAAATGGAAGTTTAAGAGGAACTTTAGTTCCAACATTTTTAAATAATGAAACATCGATATCTTATCCGGAATCATTTAATACAGAGGAAAATTGTGAAGATAAGATATTAGAAGTATTAAATAATAATAGTTTACCAACAAATTTAACTTTATATGAGAATGAATATAGAATATATTTTAAAATACCAGAATTTAATTCAACAACATTTTATGCTTTTGGAACATTATTAATTGTATTTTCATTTTTCTTATTTTTAATATTTTTTGCAGAAAGTAGTATTCACATCTCAGATTGTATATATTATAATAATATAAGTTCAAATAATATAATAAATAATACAAGTTCAAATAATATAATAAATAATACAAGTTCAAATAATATAATAAATAATGGAGAAATAAAATTTTATTTGGTAAAAGAAGTAAATAATAATTTTGTAAAAATTGTTAAATGTTTAAAAAATAATGATACATGTAATTTTTATTTTGAAAGTAATGTTAAAATCCCATATGGAATTGGAGGTAAATATCTTTCAAAAAATATAATAGATAATATTAATAATTTCAAAGATTTAAAATTAATAAGTTTGAAAAGAAATGGAAATAGATTATCATATTCTTTGAGTAATTATGAATTATCAGATCTTCCAGAAAATATTAATATAGTAAATCCTCTTATTAAAAAAATTAAAAAAGTATCATTTTTAGAACACTTGTGAAATAATAAAAATTGATTAATTTTAAGATTTAAAATTAATCAATTTGTTAATGGCTAATTTATGTGTTAAAAGGATTAATAAAGAACTTTCACTATTAGATGAAACTCAATTACCTTTTGGAATTAAAGTTTTTCCAGATAAATCTAATATTTTTAAATGGAATGCTGAAATATCTGGAGGTATTGGAACACCTCATGAAGGTCTAAATTATAAATTAGAAGTTAATATTCCAGATAATTATCCGGCAAAACCTCCAAGTGTAAAATTTTTAAGTAATTGTTTTCATCCAAATGTTTATCGTGATGGTAAAATTTGTTTGGATATTCTTCAAGGTCAATGGACACCAACAATGAGAATTATTTCGACATTAATTTCAATTCAATCGTTATTAGATGATCCCAATCCATCAAGTCCAGCAAATAGAGATGCGGCTCAATTATATAATTCAGATAAAGAATTATATAAAAAAACAGTCAAGGAAAGATATAAATATTAAATATGAAATTTTTCCCAATCAGATTCATTTTGATATCTACAGGAATCTGCTAATTCCGATTCCATATGAGAAACAACAAAAAGAATAGTATTAATAGATTTAATAATTTCTTTATTACTCTTGAAATTGTCTTGATTTATTTTAGTAAAATAATCAATTAGAACTTGTATATCAGCACAAACCATATTATGAACAAAATGGTCAGAATTACATTTTCTTTTTTTCTTGTAATAAAAATTACAATTACTTTTATAAATACAGAATTTATAAGAACATCTTACAATTGGTTTATCATTTCTAGGTTTATGTGTTATTTTACTTTGATTAATTCTAGTAGCAAGATTATCACTAATTTGATAAATTAATTTTAATAAGTTAATTATAAAAGTTACATCATAATTATTCTGTTGTAAAGAATATTTTGATAATAATTTAACTAATTTAGTTTCTTCTTTTAATAATTCAAAAGAATTTTTTTCAAGTAATTTATTAAATAATGTTTTATCATTAATTAAAGTTTGAGTTTGAGTAATTTGTTCTTGATATTCTTTTTCCATTGAATCAATTTTATTAAGATGATTATTTTCTTTATTTTTTTTAGAAGATTCAATTAAATTATTAAAATCAATTGGTACAAAATTACCTATTAAATATTTTTTATCCCAAGTTAACATATTACTTTAATTAAAAATAATTCTTTAATATATAGATAATGGAAAATAGAATTAAAAGAAATAATGCTATTGTTGATTATTTTTTTCAAGATGAAAATTTAGAAGAATTTATGTCCGAGAAAGAAGAAGCACTTGAAGATATTATTGAAGAAAATTATAACTTATTAAAAGATTATCAATTGATTAGTTCAAAAAAAGAATTAAGTGATTTATCAAAAGGAGATTATTTAATAATATTTGATTATAATAAAAATAAAACAATTGAGGGTGAACTATTAGATATTAAAACTATGATTTTTGACGAAGAAAAAGATTATTATCTTTATATTAAAAATAAAAAAATTGTATTTAGCACTCATATTATATTTTTTAAAAGTAACTTAAAAAAATTTGATATTTCATCTAAATTTATATCTTCTAAAGAGTTTAAAAAATAATTTCTTTATTTTTATTAATAGATGGATAACATTAAAGAAGTAAAAACTAAAAATAATAAAAAATCTTCTTATCAAAATAAACTAACTAGTGATGAAATTAAAAATAAATTAAAAGACTATAAACAAATTGATAATTTTAACAATATTCCTTTAAACACTCATATTAGATATTTTATTTTAAATAAAAATGATAAAGGTGGTGAATTTAGATTAGGAGGATTTTTAAAAACAATGGATTTAGAAAAAGGATACATAGTTTTAACAACAGGAAAATTTTCTTGGAGTGTTCAAATAAAAGGACATATTTTCTTTGCCAAAATGTCAGGAGATGATTTTAAAAAAGAGTATAAACAAATAATCAAAGAATTAAAAAAAGAAAATACGAAATTAAAAAATGAAAATAAGAAATTAATGGATGTAATTTCCAAAATTGAAAAGAAAAGAAAAAAGGAAAAAGAAAAAGATAAAAAATAATATCATTATAAATAATGTTTAGTTTTTTATATAAACAATTTGGAGGTAATTCTTATCTTGAAGAAAAAAGATACAATCCAATTTATTTTAATAATGGTTATAATTTTCCACCATGTTATGATATATGTGGAGCATCTAGGACAATTTTTAAGATTTTAAAGGATAAAAATTTAGATAAAAAATATTATTATTTATTAGAATGTCATTCTTTAGTTTTATGTCAAGAAGTTCATATTAAGAATAAATCTTGTAATGAAACTATGATTGATGAAAGATTAGAAGATAGTAAAAATCTATTAAAGAAATATAAAGATGTAAAAATTTCAAAAAAAATTATTGAAATTGTTAATAAAAATACAAAAGATATTGGAAGTTATAAATTACATAAATTTTTAAGAAATATTACCTTTATTTTAGAAAATGAAATTAAATCTATTATGAAAGATAGTATTTTATCCAAAGATGAAAAAAATACTATCTTAAAAATGAACAATGTTTTTTATCAAGTTCATTATCCAATCTTATCAAATAAGTGTTAATAATTTTTCTAATTCCATTTTAAAATTTACCAATTTATCATTTAAACTTGTAAATTTTTCTTGACAATTTTTTAATTCTTTTTCTAATTCTTCTATTTTATTCTCTTTTTTCAAAATCTCAGGTTCTTCCCATTGACTTTCATTGTTTGGACTAATAAAATATACTTTACCTTTATTTTGATTTTCAGAAATAGCAATTGACCATCCAGATAAATTTTTATTTACCCAATTACTTAAATCATCAAATAATTTTTTGTCAGTAGGGTCATTTAAATTAAATTTTCTATTTTTTAATAATTGTTTGCGATAAACTTTATTTTCTAACATTTGTGGATTAATAAATCCACCTTCACCTCCAAATTGTCTTAAAAATTTAAGGTTTTCAAGATTCATTATAATATAAAATATTTTTTATTAACATTTTTAATGGAATACATTGGTATTACTATTTTAATTTTATTATTTTTATGGCTCTTATTACATAAAAATAAAAAATCTTCTAAAGAAACTTTTTACCAGAACTCTATTAGTTCTACTGTATCAACCCTTCCTAGATTAACTCAACACTACTTTGGTATTGATTAAAACTTATATGGTTTAACTGACAAAAATAATCCTTTAAACGGAGTATTATCTAATTGATAACATGCTTTCTTCCCACTAATTTCATCTAAAAACTCAATACTCGCTTCTGTTTGCTGATGATATCTTTTAAAATTAATTTTACCAATTGGTTTCCAATCCTCTAGAAGATTAAAAATATCCTTTTTACCTATATCTTCTGGAAGATTTTTAAATATTACTAACATTCTTTTCTTAAATAAATCTTTATTATCAAAAGTTTTTACTTCTGGTTTATTTAAGACTGGTTTCTTTTTTGTTGGACATTGTATTGATAAATGATCACCTTTACAATGACGACATACTAATTTCTTGGTTTCCATTAAAAAAATAGAATATCAATATTTAAATCAAAATAATACAAACTCATAAAACAAACTCTTGATTTTATCAATGTCGTCGTCGTCGACGACGGCTACCACGACCAAAGGCTCTTTCAATGCTATTACATTCGTCGAGCAAACTCCCATACCCACCGAACTTATCATCATCATCTTCTTCTTCCACATATTCACCTCCTCCTCCCTCAGTTGGACTGCCAGAATCCTCCCACATTTTCATTTGTTCCAAGTGACTCCTTTGACCGATAAGTTCATCAACACTCTCTGGAATTTTAACCCAGAAATCAAGTTTTAGAGCCATCTTGAAAGGGTCAGAAGAAACCCAAGTTCTCTTGATTGGCATACTTTTGTGAGGAACAGTTGCCGGAAAAATCAAGAAGTGTCCTGGAGTAACAGATTCCTTGAAATATCTGTCCGTGGTATCATTCTCCACTCCCTCAAGTTCATAGTAGGAGTTACGACGATAATCTTCTGAGGCAATATGAACCACTGTTGAACCAGTTTGACCAGATGAATCCAAACAATAGATCATACTACAAAATGACCATTTCCCAAATTCAAATGGACACTCTGGAACCTCATCAGTGTGCCACTTAAACTCACCTCCCTCTGGATAGTAGAGAACATCACCGTGACTGGGTTCAACTTTTACTTCAGTAGGCAACTCAACTGAATTAGAAACTTTGGCTTCGAAGATTGGAGCAAGTTTCGCAACAGTTTTGTCATCGAATGTGAAACGGTTGCAGTTTCGTTTAGAGGTATCTACATAATCCTCCTTGGAAACCTTGTTATGAAGGTCAGCTTTCTCTTGACTCTTCATAAAATCTCTCATTCCTGTTAGAGTCTTTTCTAGACCCATAACATCAGCGAGAATCGAAACAATAGATGATGAATCGACGGTATTCATCTTTCCAGTAGTAACTCCAAAGGGGCTGTCTTCCTTAGGAGTATCAATAGTCTTAGTTTGCATTACATTATTTTCCCTTTCCATGGGTAAAAGTATTTTATATATTGGCTTAAGCAATATTAAAATTTCAATTTTTCTCAAAGTGTTAATTAACTTTAAAATTATAGTCTAATTATATGAAAACAATTTTTTAAAGAAATATTCAATGATGACGACCAAAAGCCCTCTCATACCCATTACACTCATCCAAAAGACTTCCATAACCATTGTAGGGGTCATCATCTTCTTCCTGTTCATCCCGATAATCATAGTAATCATCGTATGAATCGTCATACATCTCTGCTTCATCATCAAATTTTTCTGGAATCTTGTACCACACATCCAACTTGAGAACCATCTTGAAAGGATCTGTAGATGTCCAATTCTTGATGATTGGCATACTCTTGTGAGGAACGTCTGCTGGGAATACCAAAAAGTTTTGTGGAATGATTGACTCTCGGTAATATCTTTCAGTAGTATCATCTTCAATTCCGCGATCAAGACCATAGTAAATGTCCTGACGATGTAACTCTGAAGAAATCCTTACCACAGTTGAACCCGTATCTCCAGAAGCATCCAAACAAAGGATTAGACTGTTAAAAGCCCACTTTCCTTCGAAAGGACACTTGAGCACTTCATCACAATGCCACTTGAATTGACCTCCCACCGGATAGTAAAGCACATCGCCGTGGTCTGGATGCAATTTGACATCATCTGCCTTTTGTCCCATTGATTCCAAGATGAAAGGTAGTACGATTCGTTCAAGTTTAGAAACAGTTTCCTTTGTAAAGGTAAAACGATTACAGTTCCTCTTCTCTGTATCAGTATAGACCTCCTTGGAAATCTTGTTGTAGATAACAGCGAGGTCTTCCGATTTCATAAATTCTCTCATCTCAGTTAGAGTCTTATCCTTCAGACCCATTTCTTCTGCTAGAATAAAAACAATTTCATCGAAGGGAGTGTCTTCAATCTTTCCAGTAAGTACTCCAAAAGGACTGGAAACAATAGTGGCATCAGATGCCTTAGTAGTCATAATATTCTTAGTATCCGCCATGACAAAATATTTTTAACTTACCCCATTTAAATTAAATTTCAATTTTTTCAACTCGTGCTTTGCACTCGTATCAAAACTTCGTTTTGATGCTCCCGCAATTTCGCATTTTAGACTTTGTCTAAAATATTCGAACTACGTTCTCAGAGTTTTAGTTATCACTAAAACTCATAATATGATAAATGATACATGATAAATAATAAATGATAAATGATAAATGATAAATGATAAATGATAAATGATAAATGATAAATGATAAATGATAAATGATAAATGATAAATATGGTTTTAGTGAGTTTTAGTGATAACTAAAACTCTGAGAACGTAGTTCGAATATTTTAGACAAAGTCTAAAATGCGACATTGAGGGAGCATCAAAACGAAGTTTTGATACGAGACAATCAAAGATTGTCGAGTTGAAAAAATTGAACAACATTTAACTTAAATAAAATTAATTATTATATGACTCCGGATTACCTATTTTCAATGTTTATTATGAGTAATATGAAAACTATTCTTGAATATTGGATAGTTTTACTACCATTAGTACTTGTGTATTATCTATTTGATAGGGAAAGTAAAATTGTAAAAAATTTAAAAGATATTTATGAAGAATATTTTAAACTTCTTCCAAAAGGTGAAATTATTTTGGAATCTAATCCTCAAGATAAGAGAAATTCAGAAAGATATCAAGCGATTATGTGGTATCTTTCAAATAATATTAATCCATCAATTTATCGTGCTCAAGAAGTTTTTTACCGACAATATGATTGGAATCAAGATAAGGATATTAATAAACATTTTTTCAGAATTGATCAAACAAAAGAATTTGATATAACAGATGATATTAAAGGGAAAGTTGAAACTTATGAAAAAGAAAGAAAGAAAAATGATAATACCAATACTACTAGTATTGATGAACTCCATTGTATCTATTTAATTTCTAAAACAAAAACTGTTTCTCATATTATTGATTTTCTAGATAATGTTGAAAAAGATTATCAAAAATTCCTATTACAAGAAAATTTAAAAAATCAACAAATTATTGAATGTTTATGGGATGAAAAGAAATCTAAATTTAAAACTAATCTATACCTATGGAATAGTAATGTCTCCTTTGAAAATAGATTTTTTGAAAATAAAGAAAAAATTATCTCTCAAATTGATTTCTTCCTAAAACATCCTGAATACTATAAAAAGAAAGGTATTCCTTATCAATTAGGTATTCTTCTTCATGGAAGTCCTGGTTGTGGAAAAACAAGTTTCATCAAGGCACTTGCTAACTATACCAATAGACATATTATTGATGTTAAACTTAATGATAATATCGAACTTCCACAATTAAAAGAACTAATTCTTAATGAAAGAATTGATCATCATTTACTTATTCCCCAAGATAAAAGAATTTATGTTTTTGAAGATATTGATGTTATGGGAGATATTGTTCATAAAAGAAAACAAAAGAAAAAATCTGACTCTGATTCTGAATCCGATTCTGATAAAGAATCTGATAAAGAATCTGATAAAGAGGAAGGTTTTGAAAAAGTTTCTAAAAATGAAACAGAAACAAAAGATTTTCTTAAACTGTTTATTAAAAATCAATCTAATAACTTTAAAATGCCTTCAAAAGCAGATAACAACATGAGTTATTTCCTTAATATTTTAGATGGTTTACAAGAAAATCAAGGCAGAATTATTATTATGACCACTAACTTTATTCAAAAATTAGATAAAGCAATTCTTAGACCAGGTAGAATTGATATTAATTACGAATTTAAACCAGCAAATAATAAAATTATTACCGAAATTCTATCAAATTATTGGGAAGTTTCTGAAAAAGAAATCAAAGAAAAATATCCTAAAATTAAATCTCTCAAAGATATTCCTCATTGTAATATCGTTGAAAAATGTAGAGCAAATTTAACTCTATCTGAAACTATTGAAGACTTATTTTAATTACTCATATCCATATTACTCATATCCATATTACTCATATCCATATTACTCATATCCATATTACTCATATCCATATTATCTATATCAGTAGAGGTAGTTGTTTCAGGAGTAGTAGTTTCAGGTGTGGTAGTTTCAGGTGTGGTAGTGGTTTCAGGTGTGGTAGTTTCAGGTGTGGTAGTGGTTTCAGGTGTGGTAGTTTCAGGTGTGGTAGTGGTTTCAGTAGTAGTTTCTTTAGGGATAATTTTAAAGAAATTAAAATTTTCATTAAGAATAGCATTTTGTTCACAATCGACATCTTCAAAATATTTAACTTCAAATTTATCTTTATTATTTTTAGTTAAAACAACTTGTGTATCAGGTAAAAGAGCAGAACATTTATTTATTTTATCATTACCTAATGCTAAAGTTCCTTTAGGAATAATATAAGCGATATCTTCATCATTAAATTCTATAAATTGTTCTTTAGTTTTAATAAATAAAAATTTTAAAAGAATAAATAAAATTAATAAAGTTAATATAATTTTAAGCATATATTAAATTAGAGAAAATTATTATAAAATATCAACTCGTGCTCTGCACATCTAAAGATGTTTAAAGATTTTCAATCTTAAACACATTGAGAGTAAAGTTATTTAACTTTACTCTTTCGGAGTAGTTTCAGAACACATTGAGAGTAAAGTTATTTAACTTTACTCTTTCGGAGTAGTTTCAGAACACATTGAGAGTAAAGTTAAATAACTTTACTCTTTCTCTAGAAAAATTGAAATAAAATGATAAATTTAAATAAAATTAAAATATGTCAGGAGAAAAAGGATTAATGAAATTAAGGTCACCAATTGCTATTGTGGCAGGTCATGTAGATGCTGGAAAAACATCTTTATTAGATTATTTAAGGTCTTCTAGTATTGCTAATAATGAGGCAGGGGGTATTACTCAGCAAATAGGTGCTACATTTTTATCAATGGATAATTTAAAGAAACAGACACAAGAAATAAAAGGGAAATTTGCCATAGAGAGTAAAATTCCAGGTATTTTAGCGATAGATACTCCAGGTCACGAGGCTTTTTATAAGTTAAGACAACGAGGAGCATCAATGTGTGATATAGCGATTGTGGTAATTGACATCATTGAGGGTGTTTTACCTCAAACTAAAGAGGTTTTAAGAATGATGAAAGAAAACAAGATTCCATTTGTAGTAGCACTAACAAAAATAGATAAAATTTATGGATGGACAAGTGAGGATAATAAACCATTAAGAAAAGTGTTAAAAAAACAATCAAAATCAACTATGACACATTTTAATGCTTATTTAGAAGATATCAAGTATCAGTTATCTTGTGAGGAGATTGAAGCAGATTTCTATTTTACTAACAAAAAACCAGAAAAGATTATTTCAATGGTTCCAATAAATAGTTTAAAAGGTGAAGGGATTGCCGATCTATTAGCACTAATGGTATATTTAACATCAACTTGGATGGAAAAGAAATTAATGGTAAAAGATAAGTTTAAGGCAATAGTAATGGAATCAGTAAAAGATAAAAAAATGGGTTGGGTATCAGATTTAATTTTAGTAAATGGAAAATTACAAATAGGAGATGAGATAGTGATTCCAAAATTAAGTGGAAGTATTGTAACAAAAGTTAAAAATATTTTTATTGGAGACAAACCAGTATCTTCTTGTGATGGTGCTTGTTCTTGTAGAATAATAGCAAAAGATTTAGATAATTGTCTAGCAGGTGGAAGAGTCTATTTATCTTTAAATAATTCAGAAGAATTAATAGAAAAAAGTAATGAAGAGAGAGAAGAATTATTAAGTTCCTTTGTAACTAAAGATGAAGGAATAATAGTAATAGCAGATACGGTAGGAGCGATGGATGCATTTAACTTTTTATTATCAAAAGAAGATATTCCAGTAAAACATTTTTTAATAGAGAAACCATCTGAAAAACTAATTGAAAGATATGGTGAAATTTTAAAGAAAGGTGAAAATTATCATCAAGTAATATTATATTTTGGTTCTTGTCAAGATAAAGATGTTATAAAAAAATCAAAAGAAATAAAAATAACATTTTTAGAAGATGAAGTAATTTATCGATTAATTGAAAAATATAAAGATTTTGAGAAAACAAGTAAAGGAAATATGAATCAATATTTATTAGAAAATAATAAAGCAGTTTTACCAGCAGAATTAAGAATCTTAAAAGAATTTATTTTTATGAAGGGTGGAGCAAGTAATTTTTTATTTGGAGTAAAAATAAAATCAGGAAAGATTTATGTAGGAATGCCAGTTGCTGTAGTAAATAAAGAAAAAAGGATTTTAGGAAAAATCTTAGGAATTCAAAAAGATAATAAGGATGTAACTGAGGCGAAACTAGGAGATGAGGTATGTATAAGAGTAGAAAATCCAAATCATTTATGGTATGAAAGACATTTTAATGAAAAAGATATCATATATTCAGAACAATCTCGAGATTCTATAGATAATTTAAAAAAGTATTTCAAAGATGAACTAAAAAAAGAAGATTGGATGTTAGTAATAAAACAAAAGAAAGTATTTGGAATAGAATAATGATAAATATTGATTTTTATTTTATTTAATAATGAATAAATTTCTATATGTTAAATTTTATCCTAAATACTTTATTAATTGGTTATTCCTATTTAAAATTTGATTATCAAAATCCAGAGATATTTAAAATTCAATATAATTTATTTCATATGTTTCATGCTTTATTATGTATTTTATATTATCTAATTGGTAACACAATTGTAAATATAACAGGATCTTTCTTTTTAGTTGATACATTAAGATTATTATATGAATATATTTATCAATATAAGAGAGAGAAACTACCTTTTATAATTCATCATATAGTAAGTTTATTTGCTTTGTATCTAGTATCGATAAATTATTTAAGTAATGAGATTCAAACAGTATTCTATTTATTAGAGATGTCAAATTTATCTTTGTATTTAAATTATCATATAATTAAAACACAAAGATATAATAATACTCTGAAAATAGCATCATTAACTTTCCAAGTATTTTGGTATTCTTATTATCGATTATTTGCTTTTGGTAAATTTATAATAGATAATTCAACAAAATTACAAAATAATAATATATTAATAATTTTAACTGGATATATCTATTTATTAGGTATATTTTGGAGTTATACCTTAATAACTAAGTTTATCAAAAAATTAATATAAATTTATATTAGAAAAGTTGATTTAAATTTGTTTTTACTTTATAAAATAATCTTATTATGGGAGTACCCGGATTCTTTTTATGGTTATGGAAAAAATATAAAAAAGAACATTTTGTTCTTAATCTCACAGAAATACAAAAAACTTTTAAAACTAAATGGTTGTGTTTAGATGCAAATTGTCTTTTACATCCAATGTGTTTTGAGGTTTTAGCAGAAAATCCAAATTATACCAATACAGGTATTTTAGAAAATAAAATGATGAATCGTTGTATTGAATATATAGAAAAATTATATAATGAAGTTAAACCCACTGAAGGTTTATATATAGCAATTGATGGAGTTGCACCTGTTGCTAAAATTAAACAACAAAGGAGTAGAAGATTTAAATCAGTTCAAGATAGGAAAGTATTTGATAGAATTAAAGAAAAACATAACAAGGAAATATCTCGTTTCTGGAATAATTCAGCAATTACTCCAGGTACGACATTTATGACCAAATTAACAAGTAAATTAGTAGTATGGGCAAAGAAACAGTCATATCCTATTATATTTTCAACTGCTCAAACACCAATGGAAGGTGAACATAAAATTTTAGATTTTATTAGAAGAAGAGAAAAACAAAATAAAACTGGATCATATACAATTTATGGATTAGATGCCGATTTAATCTTTTTAGCAATGGCAACTCAAAGAAATGATATTTATCTTTTAAGAGAGGCAAATCAATTAAATAAAACAGATAGTAAGGAAGTATTAAATATAATTGATATGGAGAGGATGAAAGAATGTCTAGTGTCGGAAATTAGAGGAATGTTTGAAGAAGATGAGTGTAAGTTATCAGAACAAGAATTAATTAATGAGTTTATATTTATGGGATATTTTTTAGGGAATGATTTTTTACCTCATATGGTAACATTAGATATTTATTCAAATGGAATACCAGATTTAATAAAAAATTGGGTAGAATGTTATCAAGAAAAATACAAATCAATAATAAATATAGATGATAATAAAAAGGTATCCATAAATCAAGATATGTTATTATTATTTATTGAGAAATTAGCAAATAAAGAAGAAGAAATCTTAGCAGATTTACCAAATAAAAAACATTATAAGAAACCTTTGCCAAATGATCCTTATGAAAAAGAAAAGACTTTTATTGAAACCTTAAGGTTTAAGATGAAAGATCCAATAAAAATAGGTGAAGATGATTATCAATCATATTCAAAGAGATATTATCAACATTATTTTTATGATGATTCACTTGAAACAAGAGTAGAAGTTGCTTTTCATTTTATAAAAACAATATTATGGTCAACTAAATATTATTTTGAAGGATGTCCAAGTTGGGATTATTATTTCCCATTTAATTTTGCTCCATTTATTAAAGACCTTGTTATTGCCTTAAAAGCAATGGATTTGAGTAAAATTAAATTTGATTTGGGAAAACCTTTAAAACCATTTGAACAATTATTAACAGTTTTACCTCCACAATCTGCTTATTTATTACCAAAACCTTTACAAAAACTATTCAAAGATAAAAATTCAGAATTATTACATTTATATCCAGAAAGTTTTCAACAAGATTTTTTACATAAAAATCAATATTGGCAGGGAATACCGTTGTTACCACATTTAGATATAAATTTAGTAAAAGAGGTATATAAAAATTATGAAAATAAGTTAAGTGAAGATGATAAGAAAAAGTGTTTAATAAAAAAAGAATTAAATTTTAAGATTAAATAGATTCTATAAATTCTAAAGTTGTTGCTATTTTAGCATCATTTTCACTAGAAGCAACTCCACAGATAACAAGTGTATCAAATTGAGAGACTTGATTTCTGGTTAATAATGTTTCATAAACATCATTACTTAATCCAATATTTGATTTATTAACAAGTAATTTTTTATTTAAGATATATCCATCAGATGTTACTATAGGATTGGTTGCTGTTCCTCCTGCTCCTAAATAATATTCTACAATTGAATGATCATATGAAGTATATGATAGAGTAGTATTTATCACTCCTACATTTCCATTATGTAATTGTATTTCAATTGATGCCCATTGAGATGTATTACCCGAAGGATATAAGGAATCAATATTAAGTAATTTTAAAATACCTGATGAAAATTGTGATTTTAATTTAATTGCCATAAGAACATATTTAGTACCGGCGGTTTCTAAATTAACTCCAGTAATTGGAGTAGAAAGACAATTCTTTCTTCCTAAAGGAGTGAATCCACCCTCACTAATACAAGAACAACAAATTTGTTTTAAAATTAATTGAGATGAAATATTAGTAGTGATAATAGAATAATTAAGAGGTAATCTAGGAGTAGTAGTATAGGCATAAGTATTATTATGAATAAAATTATGAGCATAATAGTTAATACCATCTAAATTAAAACCAACTCTAATTCTTCCGACACCTAACCATTCTTGGTCAATAACAATTAATAAGTTTTTTAACAAAGAATTAATAGTAAGGGTTTTTCCAGAAGGACCATTACCATTAAATTTATCAACATTCCAACTTGATTGAGGGATATCAGTTTCAGTGCCATTATAACATTCAGTAAAATAGATAGTTTGACCATTTGTTTTAAGATAAACCCCTTCATTAGGATTAGAAGAAGTATGATTAATGGTATCAAATAAACCTATTCTTATATTAAAATCTTCTCCAGATGTTTTTACTCTTGATAATGGTACACAAGATAAATATAATAATCTAGATTTACCCGGTTGATATTCCATTGGAATTTTAGTATGTCTAGTAACACTATCTCCAGAAGTATCACAAATTAAATCTATAGTTTTAGTAGAATTTAATTCTATTGTTCCTGTGTTAATTAAATGAGTATGCCAAACATCTTCGTCAAAATTACTATAACTAGCATCAGTATATTCTGTAGGGTAATATTCGAATAAAGTATAAGGATTTGATGTCCTTAAACGACCAAAAGCATCAGTTGCCATTATATAATATTATTAAATAATTTATTATAATGATATTATATCCTTTCAAAGTTGAAGATTTAAATTCTGGTAAAGTTTTACAATCAGGAAGAAAATCATCAGAATTTTTAAATAAAATAAATTCTCATAAAATATTTTATAATAATTTAATAGAAAGAAGAACAATAGAGGGGACTCCAGAAACAATAGAAAATCGTCCAATTTTAAATAATAATTCTCATTTGGGGAAGAATTTTATTAGAATAAAAAGAGAAGTAGGAAATAGTCAAGATGATTCGGTATATATTCCAGATAGATTAAGAATAACTTTAATAGGAGGAACAAGTGCCGGAAGAAATACCATTTTATATTGTTGGTTAGAAGAAAATGAACTTCCAATTAATTTAAGATGGAGAGTTTTATTTGCTAATACAAGGGCTCAAACAAGAGGTGATTTTATAGATATAGATTTACCAGATACGAATTATAAGTATATAGGATTATGTATAATAAATAATGGATGGTTAGAGAAAACCGTTTTAAATACGAGTGAAAAATTATGTAGTCTAAAAAAACTAAATATTTTAGATTATTATACAATAAATCCTTCATTTTCAAGAGGAGATAAAAATAAATCTCATTCAATAAATTTACAGAGTTTTAGTAATAATGAAGGAATTAATACAAGAATATTAATAACTTTTGAAGATTGGAATTTTGAATATAGTGATAGGGATTATAATGATGTTATTTTATCATTATCTAGTGTATCTTTTGATGAGAATGAAATAAATGATAATCAATTTAGATAAAATTTGAAATAATATATTTAAAAATATTATTTTATTATTATGTCAAATCATAACTTTTATTCAAGTATTTATGGATCTATGATTTCTACTTTATTAACTCATCCATTAGATACCTTAAAAACAAATTTTCAAGTTTCTAAAGATTCTTTGGTAACAACCTTTAGAAATTTTAATAAAAATAATAAGGGAAATTTAATTCGTAATTATTATCGTGGTTTAATGGTTCCATTATTAACAATACCAGTAGAGAAAGGATTAGTGTTTAATTTGGATAATTATTTATATAATAAATTTAATAATAGATTTATATCGGGAATAGTAGCAGGAGTAAATGCAGGTGTTTTAGTAAATATAATAGAAAATATTAAATTAAATCAACAAATAAAAAGAGATATTAGAAATGTTCCAAAATTATCTCTTTTAACAACCGGATTACCAATGACAATGTTTCGTGAAGGAATAGGATATGGAATATATTTTTATAGTTATCATAATTTATATCATAAGAATTTAAATGCATTTTTAGCAGGAGGTTTAAGTGGATTAACTGCTTGGATTTTCATCTATCCTTTTGATAGAGTAAAAACTTTAATACAAACAGGAAATAAAGTAAATATAAGATTTAATAATTTATATCATGGAAGTAGTATTTCATTGTTAAGGGCATTTTTATTTCATGGATTAGTATTTGAGTTTTATGAGAGTTTAAATTTTTATTTAAAATAAATAAATTTAAAATTAGTAATGAAAACAAGAGAAAGTTTTGATAATTATTTTAATGATATAAATCCAGAATTATTTAATTTATATCCTGAAAAGTTTGAGGAATATTTAAAAAAGGAATGGTCTGATAAAGTTAAATTTCATGAAAAAGTAAATCATTTATCAAATTATCCTTTAACCTTAGTATCAACAAAAGATAATTTAAATCAACAATATTTGAATAAATTAACTAAAAAAAATTGTTATTGGTATATTAAGAAAAAAACGGGAAGTTATGGTAGGAGTATAACTATAACTAAAAATCCAATATCATTTTTTGGGTCATTAATAAGGACAATGGATATAAATAATTATATAATTCAAAAAGAAATAATATCAGATGATTTTGAAGGAAGGAAATATGATTATAGAATATATCTTTTAATTATAAAAAGAAATAATAAAATAGAATATTATTTTTATAATGAATATGTGATAAGATTTTGTTATAAAAAGATAGATAATGATAAAAGAGATATATATAACAGTATAACAAATCATCATATTTATAGTTTACAAAAATTAGATAAGAATTTTTATTGTTTTAATAAAGAGTTTAAAAAAAATCATTATGAGAAAATAGAGAGTTTAAATAAAAGTTTTATTGATATTTTTTCAAAATATGAAAAAGATTTTATAGATTTGATAAATGAGAATGAATATAGAATTTTAGGTATGGATTATATGGTTGAAAAAGATACTAATAAATTATTCATTTTAGAATTAAATACTATTCCTGGAGTTTATTATCCAGATGTTGAAGAAGATTTTTTTATCAGATATAATAATTTTCATAAGAAACTGGTAGTAGAATTAAATAATTTAATAAATTATGGTAAAAGTGATAAATGGTTAAAAATTAGTTAAAATAATAAGATTAGTTAATTTATATTATATTTTATTATTTTAATGGAATCTAGTGTAATTAAAAAAATAAAGAAGAAATTTAACTTAATTCAGTCTCGTATTCACAACATTAATATGTTAATCAAAGGGAAGGAAGTTGAACCAATTGTAAATTTTAATGGTCAAAATGAATTTGAGAGTGTTGATGAGGAGGATATTAGAAATATTCTTCCAAAAAAAAATTATAATTTTATAGAAGTTATTGACCAAATTGGTGGTAAATTATTATATGTTAAAAGTGGTTCAACAGGTCATACTTTTAGAGGAGTATATTTGGAGGATACTACTAAACCAAATTATGCTGTTAAAATTGTTCCTTATCCCAGAAAAGAAAATTATGGAGATGTTTATGATCCAAGTAGACCAGAAAATGCTGAATTAATAATGTTACGAGTTTTATCACAATTTGTAATATCAAACCAAACTCCTCATATTATTTTACCAATTTGCACCTTTAATACTAGTATAAATCAGTTTGTAAATTTAAAAAAGGGTGATTTTGTAAATAATAAAAAATATGATCAGTTTATAGAACGATATCAAAATCACGAGTTTTATAATAATGTGAGTGTTTTAATCTCAGAATGGGCAAATGGAGGAGATTTAATGGATTTTATAAGAAAAAAGTATAAGAGATTTAAGGTAAAACATTGGAAAGTATTATTTTTTCAAATTATTAGTGTTTTAGCAATAATTCAAAAAAAATATCCTGCTTTTAGACATAATGATTTAAAAGCGAATAATATTTTAATACAAAAATTAGAAAAATCTAAAAAGTATAATAAATATATGTATGAAATAAATGGTCAAAGTTATGTTATTCCTAATTTAGGTTTTAATATTAAATTATGGGATTTTGATTTTGCTTGTATTCCAGGTATTGTTGATAATTCAAAAGTTAATTCAAAATGGACTAGTAAAATTAATATTAAACCTGAAAAACATCAATATTATGATATGCATTATTTTTTCAATACTCTTACTACTAGTAGAGGTTTTATGGCAGATTTTTTTATTGATGATAATATTCCACCTGAAGCAAAAGATTTTGTTAAAAGAATTGTTCCGAAAAAATATCGTGAAGGAGAATTTATTAGTGATAGAGGAAGAATATTAACAAATGATGAATATTTAACACCTGACCAAGTTATTAAAAATGATCCATTTTTTGAAGATTTTAGAATTTAATTATAATTTATTGGACTTAAATTTGTTTCAGAATCATCTTCATATTGAATATCATTTTTTGTTTCTGTTCTTGGAAGATTATCATTTATTATTTCACTTAAATTAAAATCTTCACTATCATCTAACTCTGTTATAGTTTGTTTCATTAAATAATCTCTTTGTTGTTGATGTATTTCCTCTCTTTCATTTGTTCTATTTTCTAAAGTTTCAAATTTAGTTAATGGAGGGTTATTAGGATAATTAATAGAATAATTAATTGTATCAGTAGTGGCATACCATCCATTACTTTGAATAGAAGGTTCAATCTCAAGATTAGGTTTATCTAAAGATGTTATTTTAAAACTATCTATAATTCCCATAAATTTATTTTTATTTACAAAAAACCCTTCTTTGGGTAAAAATAAGGAATTAGTTTTACCTCTTAAAATTATTGTAAAACTAATCTCACCTATAAACTTTCTATCTATTGATACTTTACCTTGACATATTAATGGTGTTAAATAGATATAATTATTATTTTCGGCATAAAATACATCTGGTTTAATTTCATCACAAGTTATATCAACAATGGTATCAACTATTTTTTTATTATTTATTTTTGTATTAATAAAAGATTGAATGTTTTTTAAATCTATGGCAGATAATTTTTGATATTGATTAAATGTGGGACGATTTTGTGAATCAAAATCATTTTTAGTAACAATTTCGTCAGCAAATCTATTTAAAATAATAATTTCTTTTTGGGAGCCTTCAGGTAAGGTTAATTGTAAATTAGTAATTTCACTTTCAAGAGGGAATTTTTCGATAGTATTAAAATTTAAAATACTAGTTATTTTATTTTTTATATTTTGATAATATTCAGGTTTCCAGAGAAAATAAATCATTGTAAAAAGAATTATTAATAATAATACATTTTGAGAAGATGACATTATTATTAATAAGATTTATTAATTTTTTAATCAAATTTACTTAAATTTTTATTTTATTAATATTTAATGGTTGAACAAATAATTGAACCTATTAGTGGAATGTTTAAAATTATCTTTCTTAAATTTAAAACTAATAATAAAATTGGAATTTTTAACAATAAAATACATCTTATGGAAAATAATTTTATTAATGCTGGTATCCGTCAATATTATTCTATTTCTAGAGAACAAATTATTCATTTACTTGATATTATTCTTAGATTAATATTCTGGTTTTCTGATAATTATATTCCTAAAAATGGTATCTCTAATCCTACTAAAAATAATAAAATACAAAATAAAGATTTCTTTGAAATGTTAAAATATTTTATTCAAGGATTAAAAATTTTACAAAATACCTACCAAATGGGAACAACATATTTAACTTTACAATATTATATCACTATAATTGAAAGTTTTATTGATGATAAATTTGATATTAAATCTTTACCTCAAGAATATTTATCCATTTGGAATCATCAAGAAATAAATTTAGATATTAAAAACCTTTCTAAAATTTGGACAAATGATAAATTAGAATTAATCTATAAATATATTAAAACTTGTATTAAATATCATGATAATAGTAATTTTAAATTACTTGATTCTACTTTAAAGTTAATTGAAGATGAACTTAATGAAATTCACGAATCTTTTATTAAATTAATTCCAAATAATATTTGATTGTCATATTTAATCAACAAAGAGTTTATCAAATATTATCATATTTAATCAACAAAGTCACAATCTGCTTCAACTTCTTGAACAGAATATTGTTTATCGAGTTCCATTTCAGTGAGAATATCATTTTCTCTAGTGATAATTTTCATAATTTTATAACCTTTTTTTTGGTAAAATTTAATTCTACCATTTGCTTGTGATTTGAAACAATATAATTCATCGGAGATATCAATAATAAGTGGTTGAATTTCACTTGATTGTTTTCTTAAGATTCTTCCAACAGATTGTTCCACATTTCTTCTACTGGTTACCATAATAAGACAGTTAAGAGTTGGAATATCGAGTGCTTCACTCGCCATAGAATAAGAACCAAATAAGACAGGTTTATCTTTTGCTAAATCTAGGTCTTTTTGTTTCATTTTTCCAATATAAAAATCACTTTCAGTAATATCTTTTTCATCTAAAAGACTTTTTAATTCTTCTAAATGAGAAATTCTATCACTTAAAACTAAAATATGACGATTATCTTCTTGAAGTATTTCTTCTAAAATATCAATAATTAATTTATTTCTTTTTTTTAATTTACAAATACGATTAATAGTTCTAGGAAGATTAGGTTCACCTGTAAAAGGTAATTTAGCGACATTAAAGTTTTTATTAGTTGAATTATAATGATACATTTTAACGAGAACATCTCTAGTTATTGTTTCTGCTGGTTCTCGATATAATATATCTCCCATATACCAATATAACACTTTCTCTAATTTATCATTTCTTTTAGGTGTTGCTGATAATGCTAAACAATATTCAGATGATACAAGAGGTAATGCTTTAGAAAAAAATCTAGAAGGAGCATGATGTGCTTCATCAAAAATAGTAAAACCAAATTCTTTAAAGAGTGATTCATCATATTTTTCTTTAGAGATAGATTGTAACATTCCGATAACAATATCTTTTCCTTCAACTTCAACTTTATCTTGCATAATAATACCAACTTTAGCATTAGTAAATTGTTCAATTCTTTCAATCCATTGATTTAATAAAAATGTTTTATGAACAATAACAAGTGTTTTTAGTTTTAATACAGTTGCTAAATATAATGCCATACAAGTTTTACCTTTACCACATCCAACACAAATCATTCCACCTTTATCTTTTTTAAGTTTGGGAAGAACAATCTTCATAATATTATCTTGATAATCTCTAAGTGAACCTTTAAAATTTAAATCTACTTTTTGATTCAACCATTTTTTAGTTTTATTAGGTTTTCCAAAATGTTCAATACCATAAAATCGAGGAACATATAAATTATTTTTATCTTCATAAAAAACAGGATATGGTTCTTCTTCTTGTTTTTTTATACCAAAATGTTGATAAGGTTTAACCATAAGATTAGATTTTATTTTAGAGATTTCTGTAGAATTATCATTAGTTTTTTTTATTGAATAACCTTTTCGTGATAAGACAGTTTCCATTATTAAATAAAATACTTTAAGATAAAATATTATTTTCTCAATTTTTATATATATATGGATCAACTCCGAAATATGTTAAATTTAAATGCTCCTGTTGATAGACAAACTCAAATCGCATTAATGGTAGCAGTAGCTTTAATTGTAAACCATCATTTAGAATTAGTTGTTCTTCCTGAAATAGTTACAAAAACTTTAAAAGATAATGCTGTCTTATTAGCAATTGCAACTGTTGGTGCTTCCTATATTGACCTTAAATATGGTGTTGTAATGGCAGCTCTTTTATATATTGCTATGGATGTTAAATCTGAAGTTGTTGCATCTACCACTGAAACTAGTGAAGAAAAACCTGCCGAATCGGTATCTGAACCAAAAGTATCTGGTAATTTAGCAATGCCTGAATTAGAAGCATCTGAAAATCCTTTACCTACTCAAGATAACTCACCACCTACTGAAGAACATCAAGTTCCTCATCCTGAAAATGGAACTCCTGATGTAGATGAAAAACCTTACCGTATGGGAGTTTTAGAAGAAACTCAACCCTCTGAAGGTGATGAAGTTACTGTTGAAGGTTGGGAAGGAAATAATGGTCTTGCTTCAGCATAAGTAAAATTAAGTAATAAAAAATTAATTTAATCTTTTATTATTTAATGGGAATATTAGATGAATTTAAATGTCCATCAAAAAAATTACCAATTGGTGGAGTTTTACCTGCTGTGAAAAGAATTATAGTAATTGGGGATGTTCATGGAGATAAAGAACAATTTAGAAAGACTTTAAAATTGGCTAAAGTTATAGATGATGATGATAATTGGATTGGAAAAGATACAGTAGTTGTTCAATTAGGAGATTTAATTGATTCTTGTCGAGGTCAAGATTGTTTAGTAGAATCACCTTTAGATAAACCAAATGATTTAGATTTACTAAAATATACTGTTAAACTTCACGAAAAAGCCATTAAAAAAAATGGTGCCTTTTATTCATTAATTGGTAATCACGAAATTATGAATGTTGGAGGACATATGTCACATGTAAGTCCTAAAAATTTTGATTTATTTCAAGAATTACTTGAAGATGATAAATATTCTAAAAATGATTTTAAAAATAAATTTGATGCTAGAAAATGGGCATTTTCTCCTGGTAATCCAATTGCTAATTTTTTGGCTTGTTCTAGATTTGGTGTTCTCATAATTGGTAGTAATTTATTTGTTCATGCTGGATTAGTCCCATCATTTTCCAAAGAATATAAACCTGAATTTGTTAATAAAATTATTAGAAAATGGTTACAAGGTAAAATTAAAGACCCTGATGAATATAAAAAAATTCTTTATTCTAAAGACTATTCTCCTTTTTGGAATAGAATTTTAGGATACTTACCAACAGATTTAGATAAAGATGATAAAAAATGTGAAATCGCTAAAGAAGCCCTCCAAAATTGGAAAGTTGGTCATATTCATATTGGACATACTCCTACCTTTATTAAAAACTTGGGTATTAATTCTACTTGTAATGATATTGTTTGGAGACACGATCGAGGTATGTCACACACTTTCAGAAAATTTGATACTTCTGGGATGAGCGAACAAGTTCATGTTCTTGAAATATTAAATGATAATGAATTTAACATTATCAGAGATGAATAATTTTATTATATCTTATATAATAAAATTAATTACCTATTATTTATTTATAACTAGCAAGAGCTTTCTTTAAAGCATCAACATATTTGATTCCTTTTTCTTTCCAATCAGCACCATTAGCATCTGCTACGACTGCTTTTACTCTTTTAGCAACATCTCCTACACCTTTTAATCCTTCTTTCTCACGAATCATTTTAGCAAGTTTTGCTTGAACTATCATAAATTCAGGAGTTGGTCTCTTCTTTTTCTCTCCTCCTTCTTCTCCTTTATGAGATTTTTTAGATTTTTTAGATTTCTTAGATTTCTTGGATTTCTTGGCACCTCCTTTTTGAACTTTAGAACCTTTCTTGGATTTTTTAGATGCTTTAGATTTTTTAGATTTCTTAGATGCTTTAGATTTTTTAGATTTCTTAGATGCTTTAGATTTTTTGGATTTCTTAGCACCTCCTTTCATAGCTTTCTTTGATTTCTTAGATTTTTTAGATTTCTTAGATTTCTTGGATTTTTTAGATGCTTTGGATTTTTTGGATTTCTTAGCACCTCCTTTCATAGCTTTCTTTGATTTTTTAGATTTTTTAGATGCTTTGGATTTTTTGGATTTTTTGGATTTTTTGGATTTTTTAGCACCTCCTTTCATAGCTTTCTTTGATTTCTTAGATTTTTTAGATTTCTTAGATTTCTTGGATTTTTTGGAAGCTTTGGATTTTTTGGATTTCTTAGCACCTCCTTTCATAGCTTTCTTAGACTTCTTGGATTTTTTGCTTTTCTTGGATTTTTTAGAACCTTTCTTGGATTTTTTAGAACCTTTCTTGGATTTTTTAGCACCTCCTTTCATAGCTTTCTTTGATTTCTTTGATTTCTTAGATTTTTTAGATTTCTTAGATTTTTTGGATGCTTTGGATTTTTTGGATTTCTTAGCACCTCCTTTCATTGCTTTCTTAGATTTTTTTGATTTCTTAGATTTCTTAGATTTTTTAGATGCTTTGGATTTTTTAGATTTTTTAGATTTTTTAGCACCTCCTCTAACTTTAAGTAAATCTCTGAGTTTATTTTCAAGTTCTTCAGTTTCGGTTACACTTACGACAGTATCAAATTCATTTTCAGTATCTTCAGTTAACATATTAACAAGTTTAGATACATCTTTATTTAAGGAAGAACCACCTTGTTGAGCACCATCAACAGAGGTTTCACTGGCGACATCACCCATATTTTCAGGAACGAAAGAAGATGTTTCAGATTCACCAGTTTGAGGTTTTTGTTCATCATCGTCGGAAGTTTCACTGATGGCATCATCAGCGATAGCAGGCATATCAGGAGAAGTTTCAGATTCCATATCTTGAGAACCCATATATTTGTTATTATAAGTAGGCATTTCAGAGTCTAAAGAACTTAAAATTTGAGAAACGGTATTACCAATAATAGAATTAGACATATATATAATAAACCTTAGAAAAAAATTTTCAAAAAAAATATTATAATTTTATTTTCTATAATTTGATAATAATGTTCATTTTTCCTGTTGATGAAATATTAGATAATTTTTTAGATAATTTTGATGAGAAAATAAAAAAAGAGAAAATTTATCAAGAAATATTAAGAGAAAAAAATTTTGTAAGATTTCAACAGAAGATAATAACTTTTATTGAAGACTTTATGAAAAAAAATGAAGATAAAATAAATCTAAAAAAAGGAACTGAATATATTAAACAATCTATAAAAACTTATCTATACTATTATTTCTTTATTGGTCTAAGTTATGATTATTCAGGAGGTAGAGATACTTTTATAACAAATTTAATAGAAATATCAAAAAATCAAGCAAAAAGTAAAGTATCAGTAAAAGATTTTTTTACAAGTGAATCAAATAGTAGAATAATAAAATATTTTGGAATAATAAAAAATGTTCTTGAATTAGTTCCTTTAAAAACTTTAGATAAAATTAAAATAGCTTTGGTGAATGCTCCAATAAAATTCCAAGAAACTATAACATTAATAAATAATTTTGGTGAAGATTTCTTCTTAAAAAGAATTGTAGAAAACACAGATAACTTTCATATTCTGATAAAATCTATAATTATTAAAGAAATCTATTTGAAATTAGATAGAGAAAATTTAATAAAAATAGTTGAAGATGAGAAAGAAGGTGAAGGTGAATTTACCTATATAACAGTGGTAACATCAAGTTCCAGTAAGATGGTAGATTTTAATACCATTGAAAAATTATTAACTCCTAATCAAATTAGAGAAGGAATGGCCGAAGATATTTATTCTTATATATTAGAATATAAACAAAAAGTAAAACAATATAATTTAGATAAAGATAAGAATGTGGATTATCTTTTTAGTAAACGAATTTTAATCCCAATTGTTGAAGATTTTTTAAGATATCATAAAAATTCTGAAAAATATCAAACTGGTGAGAAAACAACAAAAGATGAAACCAAAGCAAAATATATTATATCAAAATTAAATCAAATAAAGAATTATTATTCTGCCAATTTAGAAAAAAATCCAAAATTAAAATTAAATGTCAAAAATATGTTTTATAATGCTTTAATTCATCGTATGGCAACTTTAGTTAATATTGAAGAAGATATTAGAATAAAAAATAAATTAATTTTAGCAGATACACCGCAAACAGATGAAATTTTAAATGATATTGAAAACTTAACAAATTATTCCTATTTGAATTTTAACCATTTTAGTAAAGATGGTTTTAAAATAAGAACAAGTGAAGTAGTAGAAGGTATTCGTTATGTAAATCTGAAAAAAGATTTTGTTAATAAATTTGTAGAAACAAGAATAGGTAATGATTTAATAGATATAAATGTAATTGGTGTATCATTTAATAAAGAAAAAATAAGACCAAATTTAATTTTAAATAAGAATTTAAAAGTAGCGGGTGGTGGAACTTACCAAGATTTTTTAAAAGAAATAAATCAAGAAATGACAAAAAAAAATAATAAAGAGATATCGCATTACTGGTTATTTGATACTAAAAAGGATGAATTAATATCAGATACTTATGAGGATGTGGCAGGAGGAGATATTGATAGAACAATTAAGGTATTTTTACAAGATTTTTATTATCAATATTATAATCTTTTATTAGAAAACATAAAAAAAGAAATCAAAGATAATAAAATATTTTCTCAAAAAGATTTATACAAATTAATAGATAGTTATGCCGATAAATATGCTGATTTATCAAGAGAACCTGATATTTATAATGAAGTTTTTAAATATTTCAATTCTAGAATAACAAATATAAAAGTTACTGAAGATGAGATTGATAATTTAATTCCTGGTTCTAAAGAACAAGAAAAATATAAATTACCAGTTTATAAAGTTCCAATAGAAAAGTCAAAAGTAATTACTGTAGAAAAGAAAGATACAATTGATTATTCAGAATTAATATCATATAAATCTTTATGTATTCATCATCTAATATGGCAAAATATCCAAGAAATGAATAAAAGTGATGTTGATAATTTTAATCAAAAAGTTTTCGATTTTGTTAAACAATATGTTAAAGAAAATGATAATAAAGAATATGTTTGTAAAAGTTGTGATGAAATAATACCATTACAAAAATACCAAATTACTGGAACTTATGTAGAAGAATTAGATACCTTTATGACAACAGCAGTTGGTGTATCTAGACCTCTTGAAAGTTTACCTAAATATAAAAAACTAACCAGAACTATTCGAACTTTAGATCGTATTATTGAAAATGTATCTTTTTCTTCTAATATTAGAATATTCTTAGGAAATGATCCAATTATTAAGTTAAGAAGACGATTAATGACAAAAGATATAATTGATTTAGTTGAATTACATACAAAATATTTAAAAGAAACAATTAAAACAAGACCTAATTTATTCCAATCTCGTTATGGAATTTTACCTTCTTTAAGTAATCTTTTCTTCTTTGAATTAAAAGATGATATCTTCTTAACCTCAAGTAAAGATACAGATAAATTTAAGATTATTAAATATAACAATATGTTAACATATTTACTCTTATTAATGATTTTAGAAGTAGGTTCAGGACAATTATTAGGTTTAAAAGAAAGTAAACAAAATAACTTTTATTTATTTGAGAAATTTAATAGTATATTTTCAAAATTAAAACTAAGATTATCAGAATCAGAATTAATTCCTTTATCTAAAATACCTTTATTATCATATACAATTTATTATCTATCAGCAATATTAATTCAACAAAATATTTGGTTATATCAAGATGAAGGGAAAGGATTTAATTTTAATGCTCAAAAAGAAATAATCCATACTTTAGTTGATTTATTTAATAGTTTAATGGAAGCCAATTTTAGAAAAGAGAAAAATATTTTATATGAAATTATGGTTACAAGAATAAAGTCAAGATTGAATAATACTTATAATGATACTAAAATCTTCAATCGTATTAGAACTGAAAAACTAGCATTAATTGATATCGATGAAAAATCTAAAAAAATCAGATATTTAGAAAAGAAAGTAAATCCTATTATTTTAGAAGATAATAAACAAAAAGATGTTCAATTAACACAAAAAGATTATAATTTCTGTTATACTAATAAACGAAGATTAGATAGATTTGAATTTAATTATGTTATTCACGAATTAAGTAAAGAAAAAATAGAAAAAATTACTAATAAACAAATTAGAAGAATTTTAAAGAAAATATGTTCTAATAACAAATCCAACCCAATTGTCCAAAAATTATGTGATAAATATGGTCCTGAATTTGAAACTGATTTAGATATGAAAGATATTGAAATTATTAACCAAAATTTGGCAAAAGATGATGAGAAAAAAAGACTTAAATTAGAAACTGAATTTATTAAAAATAAAATTAAATTAGATAAAAAGAATGAAAGAACAACACAAGTAATAAAATCTTTTGAATCAATATTTAATCAAAATAATTTACCAGAATTATTTATTAAAAATATTACTAAACTTATTGGTAATAAAATTAAAACTGAAAAACTTACTATTAATCTTAATGAAGACCAAATTATCTTAAAACACGATTATTTAGGTAATGAAAGAAAAGAACCTTTAATCATTAATAGTTCTAATCTTGGTATTAAAGAAGAAGATAATCATTCTTATTTTAAAACTGATGTTTTATATTTCTTTGATGAAAAAGTAAAATTATATTTGTATTATGATAAATATGAATTACAATATTTAGGTTACTCTAAAGATAAAAAACAATTCCAAAAATTATTCTCTAAAGATAACTTGAAATTCAATTATAGTTTATCTAATATGATTAAAGCATTAGGATGTAGAAATTATTATGAAAAAATTAATAATTATGTTGAAACTATACCTCAAAATAAAAATGATATTATTAAAGCAGTTTTAAAAGAAAGAGTATCTAGATTAAGAAATTTAATTCAAAAAGCAAATTCTATTATTAATCAAGTAAGATATAAGAAAAATACTACATCTTTCTCCAAAGAAGGTAAATTAGTTGAAGATTTTATAAATAGATTACCTGAATTTAACTTGAAAGATTCACAAAATAAAAATAGTATCTTTAAAAATTGGAAATATTTATTCTATTTAGAAATTGATGAAATAAAAGAGAAAATATTAGTTCCAAATGATAAATATTTAGATATAAGTATACTTAATAAACTTAATAATTTAGATAAAAAATTAATCAATTTCTTATTATATCATCTTAATTCATTAATTGAATATAATCCATCTAAAAGAATTCAAAACGAATTAATCTATTTTGTTGTTAGTATTATTAAATTCCTTTTTGAATATTATTATCAAGACCTTAATCATCTTGAACTTAGAAAATTCTCTATTCTTATTGATAATGAAGAACCTGGGTTAGACCCATCTTATAAAGTTATTGGTATGTATCAAGAATTAATTAAAACTGAAGAATTAGAAAGTGACGAATATCAAGATAAAATTATCGATGCTCAAGAAGAAGCAGATGCTTTAGATTATGATGATTATGAAATGATGGATGGTGAACCTGAAGAACCAATGTTTGAATATGATAGTATGAGTATTTTTGATTAAAAATATATTAAAAAATAATAAGTTAGAAGTATTTTTTTATTTTTTAATATATAATGTTTAAAATTTTCGATTATAAATTATGGTTAATTATAGGACTCGTTTTCCTAGTTATTCATCTTTATCAAGAAATTTCTTCTATAAAATCTTCTATTAAAAAACTTGAAACTTCTAAAAATAATTCTATTAATCAAATTGATAATTTCCCTACTAATTTAGAATTATTACCACAACTACAAACACCACAACCTATTATTCAAGAAACCATTAATCTTAATGAAATTGGTAAAGTAAATCTTAAAACTAAAGAAAATGAAGATTATCAATCAGAATCTGATATTCAAATTTACTCTAATGATGCTTCCAATGATGCTTTCTCAACTGATATTTCAGTTGGTATAACAGATAATCTTAATGAATTAAAAAAATTTATTGATAGTAAAGCATTTGAAAATAATATAAGTCAAGATATTAGTTCATCTTTAGCTCAATTTAATCCTGAGGTTGAACAATCTGATGATGATAATTCGGATAATGATGATGATAATTTAGATGAAGATGAGGATGATTTAAGTAGTGAAAGTAATTTAGATAAAGTAATAAATTTATCTGATAATGATGAAAATTCTGAAAATAATTTATTAGATGATTCTAGTGAAAATATAGTCTTTAATCTTGAAGAATTAAAGAAAATGAATAAAAATGATTTAACAGAATTAGCAACAAAATTTAATGTTGGTATTGTAAAAAAATTAGATAATGGAAGATTAAAATCCAAAACTAAACAAGAACTTATTAATGACTTGAATAATTATCAATCTTCTAAAAAATAAAATCTCTAGTTATTTATATATGGATAACCGTTATTCTTCTTGTCCTGCTATAATGTCTGATGGTAGACTTGGAACTAATTACTATGATAATGATGTTTTTAACCAAACTATTCGTTTTTTAAATAAAATAGAAGATAATCATTCATACCGTGAATTTTTACAAAAAAATGCTAATGAATTAATGGCTCGTGAAAGAAAACATTTAATTGATACCTACACTTGCCAAGTTCACGGCAAATGTGGTTCAGAAAAAAAACTTGATTAAGTTTTTTTAGAACAGATATAAAATCTTTGAAAAAAAACTTGAATAAATTTAATAAATTTATTAAATATATTTATTAATTTTATTTAACCACAATGATAGGTGCAACCAATTAAACAAGATTTATAGGTATTACCAATTAATTCAGGAGAATTTGTATTAAAATCATATTCAATCTGGAATAAAATTTTAGTTTTTAATACATCTTCATAACAGATATATTTATCAGAAAATATTTCAATATAATAAACTTGATTTTGATCTATTTCTATTTGTTCCATTACTGGTTCTTTAAATTTTTCTATTCTTACTAAATTATTACTAGAATCAAAAATTGGATACTCTATTTCATTATATACTAATTCTTCAGAATATTTCTCTTTCGTTTTTTTAACTATTTTTTTAAATTTAGGAAAAGTTTTTGTTATTTCATTTCCACTGTCATCTAAATATGTAATCATCCCTCCTTCTATTTCTTCAATTTCCTCATATTCAATTGTTTCAATGATATTTTCTTTCTTTTGTTGTTCTATTGTTATTAAATTACTATTAAAAGAACAATCAATAATAGATTTTGCAACAGTATAATTATGTAAAATTGAATCATTTTGAAGACATCCAATACCTGGAATAGCAGAAGATGTTAAATAACTTCCATTACCAATATCTCCATTTATATTACATACCATTATCATCCCTTCACCTACAGAATTTATAAATAAGGTATCATTTTCATATTTAGAAATAACTCCATATACTTTTGAATCTTCAAATTTATCACTATATTGAGTATCTATCCAAGCATCATTAATTGTTGGATTTTTTATATATTTACCCTTTGATGAAACTATTAATCCTTCTTTAATTGTTTGATTAATTTTTGAAATATGTGAACCTGTAAATGGAGTATAACTATTAGCAGTTACATCTCCAGTAATATTAAGATTTTCAGCAATACCAACACCACCATCAACTACAAGAGCACCTGTTGTAGCACTAGTAGAACCTGTTGTTGTTTTTATATTAACAATACCTGTTGTTGTATAATCAATAATATCAGTAGTATTATTATAATTAAAAGTAATTTTATTAGTTCCAGTGTCATGTTTGTATTGATAATAATTATTATTAGTATTATATAATCTTGTATCTCCATATCTTAGATTAATTGAAGAACCAGCATAAAAATTACTTGAAATAAAAATATCACCACCAGAACAATTTATTTGAGTTTGCCCATTTGAGTCAATTTTAACTACTTCACCTAAAATATTATTTCTTTCTGTTAATGAATATAAATAAGGACCATCATTTTCAGCACCTGAAGCAGTTGGTGTATAATAATATACTGTAACTGTTAAACTATTAAAAGTAATTGTTCCAAATAAAGGTTCAAAGAAAATTTCATTTCCACCAGAAGTTGTTTTATCAAAAGTTCCAAATGATGAATAAATACCATCATAAACCCAAAATTGAAAAGTTGTACTAGTCACTGCTGAAAATTGATCAGCGAAAAATCTTCTTCTATTTCCTGTTGGTCCTATCTCTATATTTAATCCCATATTCCCACTAACGGTAATATTTCCCGATAATTTTACTTTAACTATTTTAGCATTTGCACCAATTAAGTTTTCATTAGAACAAGTAAAAGTGTATGTTGATGGATGAGCATATGATGCACTACTGGTAGTGTAAATAACTTGAGATGATAAATTTAAATTTGTTATTTCAGCTGCTTTCATATCATCTCTAGTTCCAAGTTCTAAATCAAAACTGGAAACTGCAAAATTATTATTTAATAAATAACTATTTCCTTTAATATCTCCATTTACATTTAAATTCTCTGCTATCCCAACTCCGCCATCTACTACTAGAGCACCTGTTGTAGTGCTAGTTGAACCAGTTGTGGAATTTAAATTAGTATTACCTGTTACATCTAAAGTTCCTCCAATATTAACATTTTCAGCAATCCCAACTCCGCCATCTACTACTAGAGCACCTGTTGTTGTGCTAGTTGAACCTGTTGTGGAATTTAAATTAGTATTACCTGTTACATCCAATGTCCCTCCAACATAAACATTCTCTGCTATTCCAACTCCGCCATCTACTACTAGAGCACCTGTTGTTGTGCTAGTTGAACCTGTTGTGGAATTTAAATTAGTATTACCTGTTACATCTAAAGTTCCTCCAATATTAACATTTTCAGCAATACCAATACCACCAGATACAATTAAAGCACCAGTAGAAGTATTTGTAGATGATGTTGTATTGTTAATTATAACATTTGGATTACCAAAATAAAAATTTGTTTGATCACCATAAAATAAGTATTGATTATTGGTATCATCATAAACAGCAAATTTTCCATTTCCAGCTGTTTGAGATGCAGATGCTGACCAAATAGCATATTCTACACCACCTATATGAGTTGCATTTAATCTAATTGTTGGTTCAGTTCCATTTATTTTAAAAGCAGCCGTTCCAAAATTTGTTGATACAATAGTATCATCAATTAATAATCCACCATCATTAATTTTCATTGGATATGTAGCATCAATACTACCATTAATTCCAACTTTTCCTGCTATATTAACATTTTCAGCAATTCCAACTCCGCCATCAACAACGAGAGCACCTGTTGTAGTGCTGGTTGAACCAGTTGTGGAATTTAAATTAGTATTACCTGTTACATCCAATGTTCCTCCAATATTAACATTTTCAGCAATCCCAACACCTCCATCAACTACGAGAGCACCTGTTGTAGTGCTGGTTGAACCAGTTGTGGAATTAAGATTAGTATTTCCTGTTACATCTAAAGATCCAGTAATATCGGTATTACCTCCAACATAAACATTTTCAGCAATCCCTACTCCGCCATCAACTATCAGAGCACCTGTTGTAGTGCTTGTTGAACCAGTTGTTGAATTTAAATTAGTATTTCCTGTTACATCTAAAGTTCCACCTATTATTGTATTTCCTGAAATATTACCAGTTCCAGTTACATCTAAAGTATAATTTGGGGCAGTATCTGCTCCTACCTTTATTCTTTTATTATTAGTATCAATTTTTAAAGTAATATCACTTCCTGTTAAATATTTAGAAAAATTAATATCTCCACCACTATTTAAAACACCGGTAGAAGATGTTTGAAAATAAGTGTTTCCTCCTGAATTAAGTATTCGTGAATAACTAGTAGATGCAGGATTTAATATTATAATACCCCCCATATTAAGATTTTCAGCAACCCCAACTCCGCCATCAACTACAAGAGCACCTGTTGTTTTATTAGTTGAACTAGTTGTAGAATTTAAATTAGTATTACCTGTAACATCTAAAGTTCCTCCAATATTAACATTTTCTGCAATTCCAACACCACCATCAACAATAAGAGCACCCGTTGTTGTGTTAGTTGAACCAGTTGTATCATTTAAATTAGTTATACCTGTTACATCTAAAGTTCCTCCAATATTAACATTTTCTGCAATTCCAACTCCACCGTCAACTACAAGAGCACCTGTTGTTGTGCTAGTTGAACCAGTTGTGGAATTTAAATTTGTATCACCAGTTATGTCTAAGGTTCCTGATACCTGTAAATTTGCTAAGGTTATGTTACCAGAAACATCTAAATCACCACCAACATTTAAATTTTCTTCAATACCAACACCACCATTAATAACAACAGCTCCTGTATCTTTATTAGTAGATGATGTCGAATCATTAACAGTTAGTTGTCCTGTTATATTAGTAGAACCACTAACATCTAATAAATATGTAGGATTTGTTGTTCCAATTCCAACATTACCAGAGGTATTAATTACCATATGTTGTGTTTGGGAAGTCCCAAATCTTATTTCATTAGTATCAAATGCATACATATCAATAAAAGTTTTAGCAGGCCCTCCTGCACCTGTTCCTCCCGCTGATAAACGAAGTTGTCCTGCATCAAGTCCATCTGATGAAATACCAGCAATCTCGTTCGTTACATATACAGCATCACTTACTGCTCTTGTTTGACCATTAGATGAACCATTTGCTAATACAATTTTTCCATTATTAACTTGAATATCACCACCTACATAAACATTTTCAGCAATCCCAACTCCGCCATCAACAACCAGAGCACCTGTTGTAGTGCTGGTTGAACCAGTTGTAGAATTTAAATTAGTATCACCGGTTACATCTAAAGTTCCACTTAAAATTGTATTATTATCAATTGCTAGTTGACCAGCTTTTATTTTATCAACTACATTTAATCCAGTAACTCCAGAACCAAAACCAGCAATAGCATTATCAGAACCATAAAAAAAAGCAATGTTTTCAAAATTACCTACACCTGCAGTTCCATTAAGAGCAGATATACCTAATCCAAAATCATTTGTATTAGAAACATTTGAATTAATTCGATATCCATGTAAATCAGTTGTAATATTTGAAACTCCCATATAAATATCAAACCCACCACCATTTAATAATCTTAAGGAACCATAATCATCTGCATCAACTTCAGTGCTTGTTATTTTCCCAGATGTAAAAATATCTTTTACAATACCCATTCCTCCATCAACTATAAATGATCCTGTAGAAATTGATGTAGAATTAGTAACATCATATATTTTAACATATCCATTTACATTAAGATTTTCAGCAATACCAACACCTCCATCAACAACAAGAGCACCTGATGTAGTATTAGTGGAACCTGTAGTTGAATTAAAATTAGTATTACCAGTTACATCTAATGTTCCTCCAACAGTTGTATTACCTGAAGTAGCAATAACACTAAACTTGTTAGTATTAACATTAAAATCACCTGTAACATCTAAAGTCCCTCCGATATTAACATTCTCCGCTATTCCAACACCACCATCAACTACAAGAGCACCTGTTGTAGTGCTGGTTGAACCAGTTGTAGAATTTAAATTAGTGTTACCAGTTACATCTAATGTTCCTGTAATATCGGTATTACCACCTACATAAACATTTTCAGCAACCCCAACACCGCCATCAACAACGAGAGCACCTGTTGTTGTGCTTGTTGAACCAGTTGTTGAATTTAAGTTGGTATTACCTGTTACATCTAATGTTCCTGTAATATCGGTATTACCACCTACATAAACATTTTCAGCAACCCCAACACCGCCATCAACAACGAGAGCACCTGTTGTTGTGCTTGTTGAACCAGTTGTTGAATTTAAATTAGTGTTACCTGTAACATCTAAAGTTCCTCCGATATTAACATTTTCTGCTATTCCAACTCCGCCATCAACTACGAGAGCACCTGTTGTAGTGCTAGTTGAACCAGTTGTAGAATTTAAATTAGTATTTCCAGTAACATCTAATGTTCCCGTAATATCGGTATTACCTCCAATATTAACATTTTCAGCAATCCCAACACCACCATCAACTACGAGAGCACCTGTTGTTGTGCTGGTTGAACCAGTTGTGGAATTTAAATTAGTATCTCCTGTTACATCTAAAGTTCCTCCAACATAAACATTTTCAGCAATACCAACACCGCCATCAACAACGAGAGCACCTGTTGTAGTGCTGGTTGAACCAGTTGT